TTAAGTTCAGCAAGAACATTTGGAAAAAAATGGCAAGAAGACAAAGGCGCAGAAGGGGCTGGGATGAATATTCCACCAAAAGCTGCTTTGGGGGAGAAGGTCATAGCAGCAATTGGGATTAGGATTGATTTAACCATAAACCGCCCGCTCCGGCGGGCCAACGAAATGGGGAACGGCAATGAAAAGAATCATAGTAGAAAACACGCAAGAGGCCAGAGAAGAAATGAAAAAGGCAAGATGCGACTTCGAGCATGTCGCATACAATCACAAACCAGGAACATATCTGAGAAGCATGAACAATCCTGAAGAAGAAATCATAATAGAAATAGCCGATGGACACAACGAAAGGGGAGAAAAATGAAATACGAATTCGCAAAAGATGGGAACTCGTTTTTTACACAGGAAGTAATTAATAAAGATCGATGCCTTGCTCATGTCGCGTCTCAAATCGGAGGCGCAAATCGTAATTCGTTTACGGTTGAGGCAGAAAATCGGAACGAAGCGTTTGAAAAATTTTTCGGGTTTTCCCCGGATGATTCGGTCGATTATCCGGAGGAAGTGGCTCCAAACATGTACACATATGAATCCTGTGATGGCGGCGGATGGGCTGAAAATCCGTATACAGAAGAAGGCTATGAAATCAATCCTGCCATTGAAATCGCAGTTTAACCACAAACCGCCCGCTTCGGCGGGCACAACGAAGACATAGGGGAACTCGTGAGATGTTCATAATAAAATACGGTGAAAAATTTTTCGACGGCAATCAATGGGCGGATGAGTATCCGGAGGCGGAAATATGGGATGAACAGGAAGAAGCGGAGAGAGTTTGCGCCAATATTGGCGGGGTTGTGATTGAAAATTATGGTTATGTGGATGAAAGAATCGTTTTTGATTCGGAATGTGATATTTTGGTATAAAAGCCGGGCTTGGTTGTGACGCAACCAAGCCCAATGGGAAGAAAACTTGACGAGAAAGGCGACGATCGTGTCGCCTATGTTCAAATCGATAAATCTTATGTGTTTGCGGAATCGTTCTATGCTATTAGGAAAAGGAATTAATAAAGGAGAAAAAGGTATGTTTACTCATCGATTTGATGGGGTGTTAAAAATGGAAAGGGTCGATGGAATGCTTAGGGCGACCCATGTCCAGACGATTCCGATGCCGCCGGTAGGTACTATGTGTACGTTTACCGGAGGCGGCCTCGGAATGAGACCGATGAGGCCGGACGAAAAAATAAAACCTGTTGTTGTTTCGTCCGGAAATCTCCGTGGAGCACTGCACGGAAGGCCGATAAAGAGCGGCGGCTATTTTGAATATATGGGAAAAAAGGATGGGCAACATTTTTTTAAAGAAAAAGGAGAAAAAAAATGAAAGACAAATGTCCTTATTGCGGGAATGAATTGCAGGCTAGCGACTGGCCCTTTGCCGGAGCGAGCGGATCATGCATAAATTGTTGGGACTCCGGGATAGTTCCAGGTTCTCCGGGATATCAGGAACCAGGATGCGGCGCGTGCATTGATGAGAACGGAGAGGAGTTTATCGATCTCTCTTCAGTAGCTCAAGCCTGCGGAGTTTGCGGATGCGATGTCGGGGAATCTCGGACTTGTCCGGGATGTAACGCGAACATTTAAATAAAATTCAGAATCCCCGGCGTAGATATGGATTCCGGCAAGCTGGCCGTGAGACAAGCGGAGGCAACCCGGATACCCATACCGGGAAACCGAGTCGGGATTCTGAAATCCAGGAGCAAGATAACGAAAGGGAGAAAATGGAAACGATGATTGAAATGATAGGAATTGGAAAATTAGAAATAGAAGGAACAACAAAAAGCGTCTTTGAATCATATATGAATGCCAAAGGGCATATTTTTACAAACGGCGAAAAATATGCTTTGGTATTCAGAACAACAGCGGGATTAAAGGTTATTGTCCGAGAAAATTTGGAAGAAGCGGTCCGAAATGTTGCCCATAGTTTGAATATGATTATAGATGATTTATCCACTTGTAAGATTGAACACAAATGGATAAAATTATCTTATAATTCCGGTATGACGAGCAATAATTTTTGTCAATATACCGAAAAATATGGAAATTCAGAGGCTGGCTTGCTTCCTATTGGCGGATTTTGGACAATCGAACAAATTTGGCCATATACAAATATTGTATTTGGATCAAATTTGAAATGCAAATATTGTGGATGGAGATTTGATGATAATAACCATCAATGCAGGCCAAAACCAAAAATCAAAAACATACAAAACACAAATTTCAATGATATTATTGATGATATCAAATTGAGCTTAAAGGAATAAAATGAAAATAATTGAACTATCTGAAAAAGTCGGGATAAAGCCTGATACAATCAGGCATGTTTGGACAAACAAATTGGTTGAAAACGGGCATGCCAAAAATATAGGCAATGGCAAAAAAATTGGGAGATACGATTATTTCGAATCTGCCATTGTCTATATTCAAAAAAACAAAAAAGTCGGGGTTGTAAAAACGACCATCAATAAAATAAAACTCCTTGCAACTCCTGAAAAAAACGCCGAATTCAGACGAAAAATGACAAAAAAGGAAATCGATATATTTGATTCAAGAATATATTCCGATTCGCCCACAACCTTGCAGGAAATCGGTGATCGCTATGGCATATCCAGGGAACGGATTCGCCAGATTGAAAAAAATATAGTTAAAAAAATGAGAGAATTTTTTATTGAGGATTGAGGATTGGATAGAATAAAAAAAATTTAAAAAAGGGGGATGAAAATGAGGATTAAATACGGGAAAAGAAATGAAAGAATGTTTCGAATGAATTATCAAGATTTTTTGAAAAGAGTAATTCCTTTTCATCTAAATCCGAAATCAAGAACGGAAAGTCATCGTAGAAGAAAAGCTTTTATCTATTGTTATGAAAACGGTGTGCCAATTGAAGGAAGCATTGAAAAACAAAAAGAAGAATTGGAGAAAGTGGGAAAAGAAAAGAAATCGGGCGAAAGAACTAAAACGGGAAGAAAAAGAAAAAAGAAAACAGATGTAATGATGAAGAAGCAAGATATCGAGGAGTGGCTTGATAATCTGAGAAATGATCCGAGTCCTGAAAATGAGATTAGGATCGAAGTTCTTGAAATAATTTTGGGGCTAAATGTGGCTATTTGAATTGCAGAAGGGAGTCAAACCCGCAAAACTTTAAGACTCCATCCGATTCCATAATTTGACATAATTTCAAAATTGTTATAAAATCCTCTGAGAAAAATAAACTTTCTCAGAGGATTTTTTTATGGTTGAAATGCTCTTCAAAAATATGGCAGAGGAAATTGTTAACGAAACGTTTGCGAATCTGCTGACAATCGAACGCCAACAGGAAATCGAACATATAGGAAAGCGTTGGGATTTCTACGACGGCAATCAGGAAAAATGGATTAAGCAATATATTGGCGAAGAAGATGATGAGTGGAAAGAAAAAGAAAAAATAAAACTCAACTATACTCGCCTTGTTGTTGATAAGTACATCGAAGGAATTTTTGGCAAACCTGTAAAAGTCGAATTCGAGGACAGATCATATCAGGATATTTGGGATGCAATTATAAGCCCCAGGACGTTTTACGACATTTCTCCGTTTATGAAAATGGTCCAAAGAATTGCTGAGATTTCTGACACTTGTGCCATAATAGTCAGAACAAATCCGAAAACCGGCGATATAACTTTTGAGGATATACGGGGGGAATTTCTTCATTTTGTTCCAAAAGAAAACGATGGGAAACAGATAGGGAGGATTGAAATATCATATCCGTTTGATTCATTTGTTGCTGGTGACAGACTCAGACACAGGGTGGAAATTTGGGACGAAGAAAGCTACGGAGTTTACATATTTTCAGATAGAACAAAAAAACTTTTATATGCGGATGAGGGCGTCAATCCATATGGTTTTATTCCAATAGTTTTATTCCAGCCGAAGAAAGACGACAACACATTTTACGGGCTTACAAATATCGGAGATGTTACGGATATTAATCAATCTTATAACAATCTTTGGACTTCTCTTGCCACAATAGTTGAGATGCAATCATTTTCTGTGTTGGTAGTTAAAACTGCCAAGGAATTTAAGGCAGAATTCGGACCAAAACGTTTTATCAAATTCGATCAGTTGCCAAACGATGAGAGATCCCCGGATGACGCATACTATATTACTCCGAATGCCAAAATCAGCGATGTAAAAAATGTTTTAATGATGATGAAATCAGAATTGCAGAATATTTCATCAATGCCGTCTTCCGTAATCCAGACAGGTGATAGCGGAAGTCCGGAATCAGGTTATGCTCTCAAAATCCGCCAAATGCCACTTGAATCACAATATTTTGACAAAAAAACAACATACGGCCCGAGTTATCTAAGACTTGCCAAAATGTCTGTGATTATTTCGCTGATTAATCAAGGAAAAAATTATATTCCAGGGTTCAACGATATTATTGCGAATGTGAAATTTGCGGAAGAAACGGTATCCTTATCGCCGAATGAACAAATAATGAAAGATGATGCGGATTTAAGAAACAACATTATCACTCCGATAGATATTATGATACGCGAAAATCCGGAAATGACAAGAGAAGAAGCACAAACAAAATGGCTTGAAAACAGAAAATTTAATGAATCAATCGGAATGGAACAATTTGAAAATACTGAAGATATGATCGGAGAAGATGAAGAAAATGATTCTGAGAATACCGAATAGAAAAATTTATAAAAGGAAATTGTCAGAAAACCATCATAAATGCAATTGTGAATTATGCAAGAAAAAGAAAAAAGATGAAAAGTCCGATAAAAATTAATTATAGAATGATCGCTGTTACGGCAATAATGATTATAACAGTCATATCGATACTTAAATCTGATGATTTTATAACAATAGTTTCGGACGTTTTGAGTAATTTGTTTGTATTGTTGGGGGTCGAAGTCGGAAATAAAATAGGATCAGGAAAACAATGATTCTATTTTCGACTATTTATGAAAAAAATAATTTTATTTTTATTCTTGTTTCTATCATCAAATTCTTATGCCGGATTAGAGCAAATGCCGATTAATAAAAATGATTTGAGAAATTTAATTGAAATCACACTTAAAAATATTGATCTATATTCCGATAGTGCGGTTGAATTGTTAATGGGGACTGCGGCCCAGGAGACACATCTTGGTCAGGCCGGATTGGTTCAAAGGGGAGGAGGGCCGGCAAAGGGAATATTTCAAATGGAGCCGATTACTGAAAAAGATTTATGGGATCGCATTATCAAAAAACGACCAATGCTTGAATCAAAGATAATCAGAACATGCAAAGTAAACGGCCCGAACGAATTACATATGACAGGAAACATTGTTTATCAAATAATTATGACTCGAATAAAATATTGGATTATTCCCAAAAAACTACCTGATTCCGGAGATGTAAAAGGCATGGCAAAATATTGGAAAGATTATTATAATACATATCTCGGAAAAGGGAAGCCGGAAGAATTTATCCATAATTATAAAAAATATTGTATGTAATGTTTCACGTGAAACATTTTTGGATACATTTCAATTATGACCATCACAAACGGCAAAAAATTTTACTCGCTTGCAATAAGATCAAGAAAAGATTCAAATAAAATTCTTTCTGACTCGCAAGCTGACATAAATCGATTAAACAATATAATAGATAAAAAAGCATCAACAGAATATATGAAATTTTTGTCAGACTTGGAAAAAGACAAAGACAACAGGCTTGCAAATAAAAATTCAAATATCGCGAAAATAAACATATTTTTAAATAAAACCGAAGAGAAGGTGTTTAATCCGTACAAAAAAAAATATTCAAAAGTTTCTAATTCAACTGTCAGAGATGTTCTAAAGCAAGAGAAAAATTTTATAAAAAGCAGGAACAATCTTTTCGGATTAGAAAACAAAACGATAATCACAAAAGATTTGAATGCCAGGTTGTCAAATTTGAACAAAGCGTCATTTCAAAGAATAAATCAGACAATAAAAAAATGGCATGATTTTGCTTATGGTGTTTTTCTTAGAGGGATAACGCAACAACAAACAATTGATAAAATAATTGAGCAATTGTTGACTCAGTTTGGATCGATTCGAATAGGTAGTTCATTCGGACAATCGACAGAAGCCGAAATGATCATAAATGCCGTATCGCAAAGAACTGCGTTTGTAATGGAAGATGCGAAGAAACAAAATTTGAAATGTTGTTGGAACGGTAATCCAATAGACAGAAGAACAAAACCGATATGCCTTGAAGCATCAATTGCAGGTGTTATCCCTGAAAAGCAAATGCTTGATACTTATGGGCCTCCTCCGAGATATATTTGCCGATGTGATTTGGTTTATACAAGATGCGAATGGAGCGATATAAACACAGGGATCAATCAGACAATAGAAGAGAGAAGAATAAAATTAATTGATATATTGAAATCAGATCCGGATTCGTATCAGAAATCATCATGGTTTGCGAATATCAACGGGGAAAAGAAAAGAATAATCCCGAATGATCCAACAAGAGCGGCCGGAAAATTACTGTATAAAAACATGGAAGAGATGATCGGATTGCTTGAATCAAATCCTGTTGATGAATACGAAATCCCAAATCCTGAATCAATATAACTCCATACACCACTGCACATCTGTTTGAAAAATATAAAAAATAATAAACTTTTCTCTTGACAAATCCTTTTTTTGATATTATTATATATTTAGAACATGGGGAAAAACAACAAAACTTAAAGGAGATTGAAACATGAAAGAAATCATCGAAGCCATTAAAAATTGGGAAAACTACGAATTATGGCTTGATGACCCCACTTTGGTTGTCGCTATTCGTGGCGACCAAGTCTCCTTCAAAGTTGGTGAAAGGATTCCAGAATCGAAATCTCTTGATTTTGATGGCTGGGATGAAATCGAATACGGATCGGATGAGTGGGAAAGTCTGGAATCCGTCGGAGGAACATGCGGATTCAAAATAGACCCAAAGGCTTTTCTTGAAAATCCGGAAGAGGAAATAGAAGCCTGCTACGATCAGGCAACGGACTTCGGTTATGATATTCATGTCATAGTCGGATGGAATTACGGAAGAAAAAGAGATATAGGGCCTGTTGCGGAAAACGAAATTATCGTAAATTCGGCAAAAGTCATTTATGCCGAATAAAATAACAATACAAACTTAAATCCATTAACCCGCTTCAAATTAATGAAGCGGGTTTTTTATTTCTAATCCATCCAGGCTCAGCAAACAACCCCCTCTTTTAATTTTTAACTTTTTAATAAAATCCTTTTCTGTTATCTTTTCCATAAATTATTACATTTTTGTCATTTTATACAGAAAGGGTAACTTTTATGTCAGAAGAAAACAAAATGGATCAGGTATCCCAACAAACTGAAACACAGGAAGAACCTAAATTTCAGCCTGCTAAAATTATTTTAAAACCAGAACAATCCAAAGAAAAAGAAGAGCCCAAGGTTTTCGATAAAGATTATGTTGAAAAACTTAGAAACGAAGCTGCCGAAAAACGAATCAGAGTAAAGCAAGCGGAAGAAAAGGCAAGTAAACTCGAAAAAGAATTGAATATAAAACTCAAAACTTTTGACGAAATCCAAGAACAACTTTCTGAGCTTCAAAAAGAAAAAGAAGAACGTGATTTGGCCGGTGCATCAGATATCGAAAAACTCACAAGGCAACTTGAAAAACTTGCGAATCAGGTGAATGATTATAAAGGACAAATTGAGGAAAAAGATAAAATCGTAAGTCAACTATCCGAAAAGACAAAAATTCAGGATAGAAAAATTATGATCGACAGACTTGCCCAAGCTCAGGGAATTCAATTTGCCTCAAAATACGAGCGTGACGGATTTGTAAGAAATTTGCTTGAAAAAGATGATGACGGAGAATTTATTCATAACGAAGAATCAATTGTTTATGAAATGAGCAAATTTAAAAAAACTCGTGTAAAAGTTCCGGAAACACCCGCTCCTGGGAATAATAATAAAATGAGCGAAGTCCCGGATATTGACAGATTGAACACTTTATTGTCAAAAGACAGAGAAGAATTGACAGACAAAGAACTGAAAGAAATGGACGAAATTTTGAATCGCATCGAGGAGAGACAAAAGAAATAAGGCTTGATGCCATTGCCTTCCCGAATTGATTGAAGGAATGCTGAAAAACTGACTCAAATCGAATTATATATATGTTTGGGAGGTATTAAAAAATGGCTTTTATGAATCTGACAACGACAACGGAATTCGCGAATCTTATTCCTGAAATTTGGGCGCGGAAGCTGTTTATGAAGGCTCAGGCGCTTCAATGGTGGCAGCGATTTGTGGGTAACGAAGGAAGTGGAATGCCTATTATCCGCAAAACAGAATTGCTTACAGAACCAGGCGATACCATTCGTGTTAACAGGCTTGTCGATCTTACGGGAACGGGGGTTACAGGCGAAAGTACACTTGTTGGGAACGAGGAACAAATCACTACTCAGCAGGTATCTGTTGTTCCGGAATGGATCAGGCACGGGGTTGCTTCGACGGGAAAAGCGAAAAAGCAAATTAATAATGACTTCAGACAGATGGCTATGACTTTGCTCGCCCGTTGGATTGCCGAAAAGCAGGACAAAGACAAATGGACAGCGGCGCAACAGACAGCGGCGGTAGGTTGGGAATCCGAAGCGATTGGGATTGTTTACGGAGGCGATGCTACTTCTGTTGATACAATTGACAGTTCTGATGAATTCACAGCAGAAACAGTCCGAAAAACAGTTGCTCTTATGCGTGGCGACAATATTCATGGTATCTCTATTCCCGGATTGCCTGGCGAAGAATATTTTGTTTGTATGATTCATCCTTATCAGGCTTATAGCTTGAAACAAGATACGGAATGGATCACAAATCATCGTGATTGTTCGGAACGTGGCAAAATGAATCCGATTTTTACCGGCGCTTTGGGTGAATTGGACGGTGCCGTAATTTACGAATCTACAAATTGCGGAAGAACTCAAAACGCCAATTCTCCGGCTGTTTATTATTCTCGTGCTGTTATGATCGGAGCCGAAGCAATTGCACACGGAGAAAACAAAGTTCTGACTTGGAACGAACAAACTCGGGATTATGGATTTGAACATGGTGTTGGGATTGAAATTGCTTATCAGGACAAAGTTCTTTGTGCAAAAGCAATTAAACAAATTGTAACATCTTCTGAGGCTCCGAACGCCTAATATTCTTTATTCTGGCGGGATTGAAACATATCCCGCTTTTTTAAAATTGTTTCACGTGAAACATATCAGAAAGATAATTCATGGAAAAACTGACTTATATAGGGAAAGAAGAAAAAGTTTTTATAATCAAGGGGCTAAGCGCATTAAGTGAATATAGAAAAATTGCATGCACACCAAATTGCGTTTTTGTTTCCGGAAAAAATATCTCGCCAAACGCATTCAGATTATTGAAAAGAGAATACGGAAAATTTTTCGAATATGAACAATATCAATTATCGCCGAAAGAAGCGTTTGAAGACAACATTACATCACTTATTGAAAAAACAAATTTGACCGAAAATGAAATTTCTGATATCCTTTCAAAATATATTACAAAGAAAAAACCCGGAAGAAAGAAAGCATCTGAGAAGTGAAGGCAAGATATAGAAAATCCGGAACAAAAAGAGTAAGATTTTCAAAGCAAACGTATCAAATCACACCAGAGTGGGAACAAATCGATAACATAAATCTTTATCATTGGCTTACAAAACATCCGGATGTGTTTGATTGTGTTTGTCATTTTGATTATAAATTGTTCCTTGGCATCGCGGATTATCTACGATTTGAAAACGGATTGATATTTTGTTCGGACAGATTTGTTACCAGAAAACTCGAAAAAATTCCTTTTGTAATAAAACAAGCAGAAAGAGGCGACGGAACAAGAATTTATCGAATTGTAAATTATTCAGAGCAAAAACTTTCTGATTATCAAAATTTCGATACGACTGTAAATACGCTTATATTCAGAAAACTCGGAGGGCTTGGTGATGTGATTATGACTTTCCCGGTTATTGAATATGCGAAAAAGAAAAATCCGAATTACAAAATCACTTATTCATGCCCTACTGAATTTCTGTGTCTTGCTGAAAATAATCCCTATATAGATACGCTTGTTCCATATTCTGACAATGTTACAAAAAAAAATTGGGATGTTGTGATTGATCTGACTCGGGATTGTATCAAATATGAAATGAAACATCAACCAAACGTATCTATGAATCGTTCAGAAGTATTTATGGATTCAGTCGGGTTTAATCCAAAAGAAACACCAAGACCAAAATTGTATTTGTCAGAAAAAGAATTGAATGATTTTTCAATGATCAATATCTGGGAATTTAAAAAAATTGCATTTATCCTTGAATCAAATGCTCCGGTAAGATCTTGGGATAAAATTTATGAGTTAAGAAACAGATTACTGGAAGATAAAAACATTATTGGGTATGATGTGGCAAAATCAAAACCAAAAAATTACAAAGTCGGAAAATCAAATCCGTGGTTCAATAAATCATTAAGACAGGTAGCAAGTTTGTTAAATATATGTGATCTTGTCATTGGTCCGGATACAGGCCCTATGCATATGGCGAGTGCTTTGAATGTTCCGACTTTGTGGTTGTTCACACATATCGATGGAAGTATAAGGATAAAAAATTACGATCCTGATATAACACATTTTATTCAAGGAATGTGTGATTTTAAATGAAGCCATGCTGGTATAAAATTCATTGCTCAAACGGACAGCTTGAAAGAAGAAAAAATCCCGGATGCTCCCAATCGATATCCGTTGATGAAGTATTTGGAAAAACAGTTGATATTTTGTCAAAGCCAAATATTTCCTATTGTATTGTTTATGCCAACGATAAAAACATAAGAAAATGTCTTGAAAGAATAAAAGAACACAAAAGAAAAACAGATCAGGTTGTAGTAGCGAATAACGGATGTAAAACTTTTACAGAGCCAAACGTAAATCAATTATTCTCAAAAAACGAATACATTTATATAGAAAATAAAACAAATCTTGGTTGTATTCTTGCAAGAAATCAGACAATGAAAGCGGCTACGGGAATAACTTTGTTTATTCTCGATGATGATCAATTTATAAATTCTGATTCTCTCCATAAACTTCAATCAATTGAAGCCGATATCGTAGGAACAGAAGCGTGGTCGATGGATAGGTCCGGATACGCTTTTGATATTAAAGATAACAAAGGGCCGCTTGCATATGTAGGTGGTGGTGGGCTTATAGTAAAAAAGAAAATTGTCGAAACCATAGGCTATCTTGATGAAAATTATGCTCCGGCTTGGTTTTCCGATGCTGATTTTTGTTATAAGGCAAAGGGAAAAGGATATACAATAGGATATCATCCAAATCCGAACATAGAACATTTGAAACATCAGACAGTAAATAATCAAAAAGATTTTGATAGTCAGGAGGCGTGGAGAAAATCACATAGATATTTTTGTAATAAATGGCTGAATAAGAAAAAAACATTTAACATCAATCTTAATAAAAAACCAAAAATTAATATACTTATAGATTCCCCGGTTTGGTGTTGGAATACAAAATCAATAAACATAAAAAAATGGTTATCGGATGATTTTGATATCGATATAACTTTTGAATGGAACCAAAATGCAGATGTGTATTTTTCATATGAAAGAAGATTACCAAATAGAAAGGCAAAATACATTACCGGAATAACAGCACATGTATATAACAATATTCCTAATTTTGAACAAATAATGAAAAATGCAAATGCCATTCATGCAAACAGTATATTGCTTTTTAATAAAATCAAATACTTGAATAATAATTGCCATTATGTTCCAAACGGAATAGATGAAAAACAATTTGAATTTTTTGAGCGGAATATAAAAGAGGAATTTACCGCTTGTTATGTTGGTAAAGATATTAAAAGAAAGGGGTTACGAGATATTATAATTCCGGCTTGTCAGAAAGCTGATGTAAAATTAAAAACACAGGTTGCGAAACATAACAGTACAAACCGGATAAATTATGAAGATATGCCAAAATTTTATCATGATATAGATTGTGTTGTGATAGCATCTGATTATGATGGAACTCCGAATTTTTTAATTGAGGGAGGTAGTATCGGGAGGACGTTTATTGGAAATAATATAGGAAATGTTCCTGAATTTTATATTGACGGTAATGAAAAAAATGGTATAATGATTTCAGACAAAAATAATGTAAATGAGTATGTTAAGGCATTAAAATATTTAAAAGAAAACAGAGAAGAATGCAGACAAATGGGAATCAAGGCAAGGGAAACAATCGAAAAATCATGGACGTGGAAAAATCAAGCCGAAAATTATCGAAAAATGTTTTGGTCTGTTGTTTGAAAGGTTTAATATGAAAACTTGCAAAGTTGACAAATGTTATAAAAAAAAATCTGTAAACGGATTTTGTAGACGACATTACGATCATATTCGCTTACATGGTAAAATACTAAAAAGAACAAGATTCGACCCTAATGATTTTATGTTTGAAGATAATATTTGTAAAATCCATCTCTATGATTATCATGGTAATAAAATAACAGAAGCAATCATTGATAAAGAAGATTATAAAAAAATTAAAAATCGAAAACGGCATATATCGAAAGGAGGATATGTTGTTGATAACAACAAAATTATTTTATCAAGATTTCTTATAGATCTTAATGATAATAATTATTTTGTAGATCATATCAATATGAATGTTTTAGATAACAGAAAATGCAATCTGAGAATATGTACAAATTCCAAAAACCAAATGAATAGAGGTAAACAAAATAATAATACTTCCGGGTTCAAAGGTGCCTCTTGGCATAAAATGCATAATAAATGGAGATCGACAATCCAAAAAAACAGAAAACAAATCCATCTTGGTTATTTTAATACAAAAAACGAAGCTGCAAAAGCGTATAATGTAGCTGCTATTAAATATCATGATGAATTTGCAAAATTGAATCAAATCATTAGGGCAAAAGATATAAAATTAGGAAAATAAATCATGAAAACAGATAATATCGTAAAATTAATTGTTGATTTGTGGGAAGTTCTACCAAATGATATCAAAACTAAAATTTTTGATAGTATAAAAAACGAAATTGGAAAACTTTTGACGGAATTGTTCAAAAAACAAAACCTCCCCAAACCAATGGCAATAACAACAATGGGAACAAAGCCAAAATACGACCCTATTCTTGTCGAATTAGCTGTTGAATTAGCTTTGAACGACGGAGCGACTACGGAATCTGTAATTCGCCAAAAATATGAACTTTTGCAACGCGCCTTTAATATTGAACCAGAGATAAAAATAGAAACAATCATAAAAAACATCGAATACAGCGCGCAAAATCCGAAAAATCAAGAATATATGCAAAAACTTTCGAGTTTGTTTGAAGACGAATGGCGCAAAACAGGGTATTCAAAAATCGCAACAATTGCTTCTGAAATCGGGTATATGAAAAAAAAGATATTCGCAATCGGGAACGAACAAGAATTCGAATCTTTAAAAACACTTATGAGCAATGCATTTACGCAACTTAGAAACGCAATGGAAGAACAAAATACAAAAAGGGTTTAAAATAAATGAAAAAAATAAAAATCGATGTGCAAAAAATTGAAGAAATAGAGTTAGATATTGAGTCATGTCCGTTTTGTGGCAATGACGGAGTTATTACACAAAGAGGTATGCATTATTCGATAGGATGTTCTGATAATAAATGTATAGCGCATACAAACAAAATGTCATCTGTATTCGATGATTATGAAGAAATGATAACATTGTGGAACAACAGGGTGATCAATGATTGAATTCAAAGAAGGAATGAGCATTCCAAAATATTTGCAAAATTATCTTGAAAAAAAACTAAAAGAAATAAAACCAAAATATTCGCTTGAATTTGGCACGGGATATGGTACTGCTACTGAAATCATTGCAAAATATTCAGAAAAAGTTGATACGTTTGAAGATGATCCGAATTATTTTCGATATGTGTTTGAAAAATTTGGTAATAATAGCGGCAATGTAAGATGTATTCAAAACTACTTCACGTTTATTGAAAAAGATATTAGTTACGATTTTGCATTTATAGACGGACCATCATCCGAAAAAAGAATAGCTCCGTTGTTCTTTCATTGGGATAATATAAAATCAGGAGCTTTGTGCCTATTTGATGATGCCAATACACGCGGTATCAGAACGTTACTTAAAGCATTGAAAAATATGTATGGAATTAATTACAAAATTGACAACAAAGAACGCGGAATATGCGAATTTGTGAAGCCATGAACTATCCGGACATTCAAATAATGATTGACAGTGCTTCAAGGCCATTTTTGCTAAAGCAATCAGTTCCGACAATCATTGAACATCTTAAATATTCTGGGAAACTTGTTTACATTCTTCACGAAGCCGAATTATATAAAGAGCTTTCAGCAGAATGTGTTCATTGGGCGAAATATTCAAAGTTTTTTGACAGAATAGAAAAGAATAAACCGATAGGTCAGGGGATGTCAATTGGAAATGTTCTTAAACCATGTAACACAAAGTATTTTATTCACTGGGAAGATGATCATATCGCTTTGAGAGATGTTCCGCTTGATGATATTATCAAAGTTATGGAAGAAAATGAAGATGTCAATCAAATCGCTTTCAACAAACGTGGGACGATGGGAAGTGTTGCGGATTGGCCTAAAAAAGAAGTAGAAAGGTCAGGATTCAAATTAACAACATCTCCCCATTGGCGTTATACAGCAGCAATATGGAGAACATCTTTTATAAAGCAAAGATGGGTTGATTTTCCGAATTCAGATAATAGCCATTGGCAAATTAACAAAGTACTTAAAAGGCCACATAAAACAAGACCTGACGCAAATTGGATAATCGATAATCTCGGAACGTATTATTGGGGACCTATTGGCGAGCCTCCTTATATTAAAAGCATAGGCGGAGGTTATAGTAACAGAGGTATGGGATATAAATATTAAAAAATGAGAGGATAATAAAATGATTATATATGATACAGATTTTAGTACAAAAGTCGGAGTAAAAGAAAAAACAAATGAATAATCTTGCGGTATGCATAACAAGCGCATCAAGACCAAATTTGTTAAAAGAATCATTCAAATCAGCAAAAAAATATCTGAAAATACAAAAAGCGGGCAAATTAATTTTGCATGAAGATTTTTTTGACGAAGAAAAATCAAATCAAAACATTCATTGGGCAAAATACGAAGGCGATTTTGATGCAATTATAACATCGAATCCGAGAATAGGCCTTATTGGTACAATACGAAATATTCTTGGCCTTTCTTCCGGATACAATAAAAGATATATGTTGCGTTTATGTGATGATTTTGTATTTACTAAACACATTGATATTACAAAACTTATCAAACTAATGGATAATAATCCGGAAATAAATCAAATCATTTTTAATAAAAGAATAAATAATAGCTTTAAAGGTAATTTTATAAAAGAAGAGATAAAAATTGATGGAATAAAACTAACTACAAGCCCAAGATGGTCAAGTTTGAATTCAATTTGGCGTACTGATTTCATGCTTGATTGTTTTGAATGTTGTTTCGAAAAAATTAACGGAACAGGTGGCCAATATAATCCCTGGAAAACGTTTACAGAACACTTGGAAGATGAACTTGATTTTAAAAGCGATGATATAGATGCCGAATGGATAATTGAAAATCTCGGATGTTATCTGTATGGTGGAATAGGCGATGATAACAGCTTTGCAAATAAACATATAGGCGATGATGAGTCGATTGTATTTGCTCATAAAAGAAAGGTACTATAAACAAATGTGCAATTGTTCGAGTAATAATGTTGTTTCCGATATGGTTGGGAAACATTTGAAAGAATGTTTGGAATTACATGAAATAAAAAAACCATTTGTTGATAAATATAATTTTGAATTTTCATATAATATCAATGAGCACGGAGTTTCAGAAACAAATATACTTATTACGATTAAAGTAATTAACGATGAAGGTTAGATATGAAAAGCTACTCTTGGCAATGTTCACAATGTTTTTATACAGATAATGAAATTGTTATAAAGACACAACGACCAAAAAAAATTAAAAAATGCCCTCTTTGTAAATCGGGAATGTATGTATATGAACTTGGTGACGAATTCAAACCAAAAATAGGAAGAAAAAAATGACAGTGGGTAACAAAGTAAGGGTAAAATTTTTAAATAACGAATTAGGAACAATAATAGAAGAGAAAAAGATTACAGAAATTGATTATAAATACAAAATAAGATTTGATGATCCGAAATATAATGAATTTGATTGGATTTATGAGTCTGATTTGGAACATGGAAGATAAACGAGAAAAAAAATAGCAAAAACTTATTGACTTTACGAAAAAAGCAATAGATAATGGAATGAAACTTCTTAACAAAGATGAAATCCTTGAAAAAATCAAACGTCGAAGAAATGGTATAAAAAGCGATAAATAAGAAGAAAATATGTATACAAAAACACCACCAAAAGATCTGCAAAAAGTTTGGCATGAGTTTGTAGGTAAATATTTCAAAAATAAAAATATAAATTCTGTTCTTGATGTTGGTTCGGGTTGGGGAAAAGCAAAAGAACGATTAAAAATAATAACAGAAAATGTAAAAACGCAGGATATCAACAGAGCCTTAATGAATACCATTGATTATGTATGTTGGCCAGCATCTGTTAATCATAGTTACGATCTTGTTACGGCTTTCGATGTTATTGAGCATGTGACTATTGATATTTTAAACAGATGGATTGATGATATTTGTTTTATATCCAACAAATATATTTTTGTCGCAACGCCAAATGGAAATTACCATCCAAATCCATGGCATTATCCCCCAAATGAATTTCTTAATATATTTGATTTTCATGATCATATTAATTTAATAAATAAAAAATATTTTGTAAGATTTAAAACAGGCAACGAAGATTATATAAAAGAAGTCAATAAAGAAGAGTTTATAGTACTGCCATCATACGGGCTTGGGTTTTGTTTTGAATTGGATATTAAAAATGAATAAATATGAAAAATCCGACAAAAATATGCGTTTATTGCAAACATTGGATAAAATATTCTGATAATGGATATGCTGTAAGAAGATGTTTTTATACTTGGGATATAAAAATCTGGCGTGATTCATGTGAAAAATTTGAAAGAAAAGAATGAAACAAATTAGGATAGCAATACTTGGTAAATACACAACATATCCGAGTTATTTTAATATAGGCGTGCTTGAAGGAGCTATAAGATGCGGATGTTCGGCGTTTCCAATTCCCTTGTTACCACAATCCGATCTGACTTATCTAAAAAACCAAATTGATTTTTATAAGCCTGATATTCTTCTTTGCCATTGTATTTTTGATAAAAAGCCATGGAACAGAGATGATTTATTTCAAATCCTAAGAGATACAAGAAAAAAATGGGGAACAAAAATAGTATATCATTGCGGAGATGCCAGAAAAAAACCAAGATTTCCACATAATATTTCTGACATATGCGATTTGGGACTTGTGAATCACGCCGAACACAAGGGTTTTTCTGAATTATGGAAAATACCTGCAATTCACTGGCCTTATGGATGTATGTATCAAAAAGATATAGCCGATAAACAAGATCGTTTCAAAGCCGATATTGTGTTTACAGGCAGTCTTGACTTCGGGGAACACCACAAACAAAGAAAAGAATTTTTAAAACAATTGTCAAAAAGAATTCAAATAAAAACATATCCTGATAAAAAATACGGGAATTCTATGTTCATTACTCCTGTAGTTTCATCATCCGCAAAAGGAATTCTTGGAACACAAATGGGGAGCGATATCGATCTTTATTTGGACGTCCGTCCGTTTCAATACATAGGTGCCGGAGCTATTTATTTTCATGAAAATCATAAAAATATACAAAGTTTTTTTCGGGACTATATTCATTATGTTCCTTATGAGCTTGGCAATGTTGATGTTTTTATTAGAAAATTCAATCAATTCAATGATAAAAAATGCATACGCGAAAAAGGATTTGAGTTTTGCCAAAAATATCACTCAACAAAAGAACGATTACGGATGATACTGGATTTTTTTGATGGTAAAAAACTACAAAATATTTATTTGGATTAGAAATGAAACTTAAAGAAATTGATATATCAGAACTAAAGGAACCTTATGATTTTTCTAATTACAACAAACATCCGGAAAATCAAATAAGAGAGCTTGAAAAATCGTTAGAAAAATTCTTGCAATATAAAAATATTGTAATTTGGAAGGATAATCAGGTAATAGCCGGAAACGGTTTGGTTGAAGCAGCAAAAAGAAAGGATTATAAAACATTATTCGTCAATGATGTGTCACATCTAAACAAAGAAGAAGCGATAGAATTATTGATAGCGGATAACTCTTTGCCATTTTTATCTGAAGCAGATGAAAACGAATTAAATTATCTTATATCAGAATTAAACAATATCAACATTATTGGTTTTAACAATAAAAACGAAGAAAATAACAACGCAATAAAAGAAAAAGATCTTATTCCATATAAAAAATTGCATTTATTGATATCGTTACCAGTTGATAAAATAGAAGATATGTCGGACATAATAACTTATGCAGAAACGAAGCAAGATATTGAGATAACTTATGGCTCAAATTAAAAAAACAGATAATTCAAATTTCGATATCAAAAAAAGATTAAGAAACGATTTTTTACCAAATAAAAAAAATATTTGTGTATTGGATTGTTTTTATGGCAATGGTTTTTTGTGGAAAGAAATAATAAAAATAAATAAAAATAAAAATATAAATGTAATCGGCATAGATAAAAAAGATAACAAACATGCAAAAATAATCGGTGATAATATAAAATATTTACTTGGCATGGAAAATTTAAACATATTTGATATAATAGATCTCGATTCTTATGGCATCCCGTTCAAACAATGTGAAATATTATACAATAAAAAGTATACTGGAATTGTGTTTTTCACAGCTATTAGGTCATTATATGGCGCCCTTCCGAAAAATATGCTAAATAAAATTGGTTTTTCCAATGAAATGATAAACGAATGCCCTACTTTATTTTATAATAATGATAGGTTTTTCCAATATCTATCATTAACGCAAGTCAAAAAAATAAAATATTATCAACCCGAACAAAAAAAAATATATGGAACATTCCGATTCTGTTTCAAATAACCCTTGACAAATAAGAAAAATATTATTATTCTATATTTAGAAAACAATTAACAAAGGAGAGGGAAATGAATGTTATTTATGAACCAAAAGGGAAGGCGAAAGAATATGCGGGATTGGCATGTAATCTTTATAAAGGGTGCGAGCATGGATGCGTATATTGTTATGCACCATCTGCAACTTTCGTTAAAAGAGAAGCATTTTATTCACAATCTACGCCAAGAAAAGATATTATAAAAAAACTTAAAAATAATTGCAAAAAAATAAATACAAATACAAATACAAATATATTGTTATCTTTCACGTCTGATTGTTATCAACCAATCGAAAAAGAATTGGAAATAACAAAACGTGCGCTTGAAATATTTTCAGAATATAATTTAAGTGTTTCAATATTAACAAAAGGCGGCCTCCTTGCGACAAGAGATTTTGACGTTTTAAAAAAAAATAAAACAAATGAGTTTGCGGTTACATTGACAACAGACTCAGACTCGGAATCATTAAAGTGGGAGCCAAAAGCCAGTTTTCCAAATGAAAGAATCGAATCGTTATTAATCGCAAAAAGAGATTTTGGCTTAAAAACATGGGTATCGTTCGAGCCTGTTTTTAATCCGGAAGCAGTTTATAGACTTATTGAAAAAACGTATAAATTTACAGATTTTTATAAAGTAGGAAAAATGAATCATCATCCAATATCAAAAGAAATAGATTGGCAACAATTTGGTAAGAATATCATTCTTATTATGAAAAAATACAAAAAACCTTATATTATAAAAAAAGATTTACAAAAATATATATAAATTCAAAAAAAAAGAGATGTTTTTAGACATCTCTTTTTTTTATATCTATATTGACAAATTTTTTATTTTAATATATTTTTTATAAATAATAATACGAAAGAGAAAAAATGAAAATAATTAAAAAAGCAGAAATCAAAAATAATAAAATAGACATATTAAATAACAAATATGATATCGTAATTGGAAAACACGCATTATGGATTCCGGAATTAGGAATGAAAATAATTAATTCCTTTAATGGGAAAATAGAGCCTTATCATGATTGGAGAAAAGGGCTAAACAAAGAATCAATCAAAACCGGAACTTTCAATAATTCTGAAAAACATTTTGATTTCGAGAGTCAAAAATCAATCATATCGGAATACGAAATCTTGAAATATCTTCAAAAAAACCGATGTTCTCCAAAAATCGGAGAATCATTTTATATTGAAAACTTTGTATCTGACTTCCCATATGGTTACAAATATTGCGACTGTAAAGGAAGATACGGATATTTTATGGATGATGCTAATAAATCAGAAAACGGAAATTTTAATCTTGATTATATAATGAAAAATGTCAGAATTAAAATCCCGTCAAAAAGAACAATCGGAGACATAATAAAAGAAAAAAATATTGTTAACGGGTGTTTGATAGATGTACGTCGAACAATATGGGATATGATGTATCTGAATTATTCTGATTCATGGTTTAGAAAAAAATGGAGAGAATCATTTGAATATAAACAAAGCAAGGAATTATTGGAAGATAGAATAAAAAAACTCACACAATTTCCACATAAAAATAGAAAACAAAACTATCAAACGTATTTTATAGACGGCAAATGGCAAGCCGGATCAAGAGATACACTTTACAGATTTGATCAAATGAAAATTGACAAAAATCTTTCCGAAAAATCGATAGTTGATCTTGGGTGTCAACTTGGCTCTGTTTTAACCGAGTGTTGGAACAGGGGATCAAGATTGTTACACGGATATGATAACGAATTTGATTATATTGATTGTGCAAGAGATTTGGCGAGATATAATGCAATGAATATCAATTTTCTCGAATTCGACATAACAAAAGATAATTTAAAATTTGACAGAAAAATTGATATAGTATTTGCGCTTTCGTTATATAAACATGTCGGAGAAAAATTATTCGAATTACTAAAATCGTTTGATTGGGATATTTGTTATGTAGAAAGTAATGCGATACAAAATAGAAAATCCGATCAAGCGAAGGAAATTGAAGACAAATTCAGAAAATATAACTATGATTTTGAATTTATAGAATTTACCGAAGACAGATCGAAAAGAGCAGTTTGGAAAATTTATAAATGATCAAAATTCACAAAATAGAAGCAAGAGATTTGCCAGATCTGTGGTTTCAAGCTGTTTATGATATTTTGAATAATGGAAGAAGATTCAAAATAAACAGAGGTTCATATGAAGGCCAGACACGTCTTGAATATGATTATTTTATCGGTCATGTAAAATATCCCAGAATAGAACCAAAATTGCCAGGAATACCTGATCATCTTGGAATCCCTAATCCTGTTGAGTATGATTATGTATATGGTGGCGAAAATTATTCAAGATCTTATATCGAATACTTAATGACGTCTCTAAAAGAAGAAGATGAATCATACACATACGGAGAAAGACTTACAAGTGTTGATTTAAGCGATTGTTTTTTGGACCAAATCAAATATATTATTGATACTTACAAAAATTACGGATATAGAAATAATCAAATGATTTTGCAAATAGCACAACCAAGAGATTTGATTTTAAAAGACCCTCCGTGTTTACGCCATATTGACACAAGGATTCAAAATGACAAATTACATTTTTTTGTCTATTTCAGATCATGGGATTTGTGGGGAGGTATGCCAGCCAATCTTGCGGCAATCCAAGAGTTAAAAGAATATATGGCAAGTGAAATAAGTGTTGATGACGGAGAAATGATAGTAGAATCAAAAGGGCTTCATCTTTATGGGTATGTTGAAAAACTTGCAAAAATAAGATGCATGAAAGAGGAATAGTATTTTTATGTCAAAAAAAGATGATCATAAAACAACCAAAAAGAATCAGCAAATTAAAGAAAAGATAAAATGGTATATGAGAAAAGAAAAACATAAAAAAGAATACGAAACGGAGGATAAATAATGCCTTTGCCAAAGCCAAGAAAAAACGAGAAACAACAAAATTATATACGAAGATGAATGACAGAAACAAAGTCAGGGTCGCTGACTCGCGAACAAAGAATAGCAGCATGTATGAATAAGTGGAGAAACAGAAATAAAAAAACTTGACGTTTTATAGTAAAGAGATATGAATTTTTTCATATCTCTTTTTTCATATAATCCATTCTTTAATTTTTAACTTTTTAATAATCCTCTTTACTGTTATATTTCCTTAAAGAAATTACAAAATTGTAGGAAATATAATGGCTACGTACTCAACAAATTCGGATTTGACGCTTTTAAACGGAATCTCGATTGATGATCCGCAATTAGGATTTTTCATATCCGGATTGTCTCAAGCTGAAAAAGATACGTTGATGGAAAGTGCGCGAACAAAAGCGTATAACTTCATTAATGACAAACTCCGTGGAAAAACAGCAATTCCGGCAACACATATCCCAGCTTTGAAAGAGATTGAAATTGATTTGGTTTTTTCATATCTGATTAGGGATAGTCATGTCCAAGAAACTCTGAATCAATCCGAATGGCAACCCAAATATGAAGATGCCATAAAAGCCCTTGAAAATATGCAGTTTGATTCTTCCGCAAATGTTCCGGAAGCAGGTAGTGAGAATACTGGAAATGGAACTATGACGGTTCATTCGTTAAACGAAGAATTTACAAAAACTGAAATATGGCTTTTTACAGCAAATTCAAATAATCAATTTTCAGTAAACGGAACAAAAACAGGGGCATTGCCAACGCTAACAATTGATATCAGATATCCTGAAAATGATTGGGCAGATTGGGTAAAATTTCCTTTTTATGTAACTATTAATTCAGGTAGTATTGATTTTGCTGCGGATGATAAATTTATTCTTGAAACGTATGCAAGCAGGTTCAAAATTGTAAAAATAGAAAAAATGGTGAGGGCATAATAATGAGTCAATGGCATAACAATATTGATAAAAATCCTCAAATAAGAGATGATTTGCAATATGTTTACAAATATAACGCAAATAATCTTGTTGAATATGTCTTGGTTTCAAAGCCTTGGAATGTAAGGGAAGGAAGAAAAACAAGATTATCTGATTATTTATGGCAAATAGTAAAGTTTATTTATGACGGTAATAATAATGTCATAGAAAAAATATTTGCAAATGGAAATAATGACTTTGTTCATAAAGCTGATGATTATGATGCTCTTGAATATATTATCGATGGATGATGGAATCTGTTTTTATACTATTACAAGCATGAGTTGCTGTATCCATTTTGCTATTTTCAGAGATGTATCTAATGATAGCGTTCTTTTTGCGGGTGTTGATCCGAGTTCATTGACTGAATACATAATTGAATTCGATGTACACATAGAAAAAGATTCGCTTGGTAGTAGGCAGGAATATATAAAATGAAAAAGATATTCTACATATCGATATTGATTGCGTTTGTATGTATCGCGCAAAAAAGCGATGCACAGCCATATAAAACGGTTTTCAATCCATACACAAATGCTTTTGATTATGTTCAGGAATCAAGCGGTGTTTCAGAATCACGTCAAATAATAGCCGGAATCGGGCTTGAAGGCGGAGGCGATTTGTCCGCTGATAGAACAATAGATATTTCAAATACAACTGTAACGCCCGGAGATTATACATCTGCAAATATCAGCGTTAATGCGCAAGGGCAAATAACAGCAGCAACAAATGGCGCTGGCGGAGGTGACATGTACACGTCGGTATACGATCCGAACGGTGACGCGTGTCAAATAGCTTGTGAGGCGTTTCAGGTGAACGTCACATCACCGATTACAGGCGGTGGAACATTGGCGCTTCCGTCAATGACAATCGGTATGGCTACGTCAGGTGTGACCCCGGGATCATACACGAGCGCGGATATTACTGTTGACTCCTTCGGACGCGTGACGGCGGCGACGGCCAACGTGTTGATAGCCGATGGCACGGCGACACAAAATACGTTGTTTTGGAATGGGAGCGCATGGGTTGAAAATACGGTTTTAAGGGTTGATGCGCCTTCCAATGCTATTGGAATAAATATCGACCCGACGAGAACGCTACACATATACACAACTGGTACGACTGCGTTTCGGGCAGAAAAAAACGACGGGGCGGCGTTTAACCTGGAGCTTGCAAATACAGATAGAACATGGAATTTCGGTTTGAATTCAGCTGAGGCGTTCGTCGTCAGAGATGTCACAGGGGGCGCGAACGTATTGACATTTCTGGCTGGAACCCCTGCCAGTTCTATCGTTGTTGACACGGACGGTGATGTGGGATTTGGTGTCTCGAACCCATTAAATAAATTGGATTTCATATCTACAGCGGGGCCGCAAATGAGAAGCCGATATAGCGGTTCTGTATATTCAACGTTCGAAACAGATTCAACAGGCATATTGGAGATTAGGACCACCGGATCAAACATAATATCAGGGAAAAACCTGATAATCGGCCGAGGGCTATTTAACATAGATTACACATTGTCATTTAACGGGTTCAACGATGATGCAACGTTTACGTGGGTTGAAGATCAATCACGCCTTGATCTTGACAGAACATTTGATTTTCAGGATGAATACATATCATCGTATATATCCCCGGCGGCTTTAAGCGCTGATCAGGACGATTGGAACCCAACGGGATTGGCATCGGCAAGGATAATCAGAATAGATACAACGACAAATGTCGATATTAACGGAATTGCAAAACAGGCCAATAAAAAAATACACCTTATAAATATAAGCACAAACAACATACGTCTGTTACACGAACAGCTAACATCAACAACCGTAAACAGATTTGCGTTGCCTGGTACGTTGACCTTAACTGAGAATGATTCGTGTATAATTTGGCACGATCCAATTGCAAACAGATGGAGATTGATGGGGACAACATCGTAAAGGATTTGAAATTATAATAAATTCATACACATAAGGGGGATTGGAATGAAAGAAAAAATCGTAGGATTGATACTCGTACTCGTAATCGGATTTGCAGGACTTGTAGGAGCAGCATTAATCGATGATCAAAAAGCAACTTATTTGTCAGATATGCGAACATTGGCAAATATGATGGTCGAAGTGCGCGAATATGCAAAACAAATGGATCAAAAATGGTCGAGTCTTGCGTTTAGCAGCGGCGAAGCAAATGAATTTATTCAAGCGGATATCGATGCAACCTCGTTTTCGGGATTCACAGTGGCTCAATTGACAAGTTGCGTCACTACTACTCAAGCGTATGAAACTTGGTTTAATGCGGGGCATGATGATAACATGGAAAAAATCAGACAATAAATGAATCCGATAACAACATATGATGTAATTAAAATTGTGGGGATTATAAACGGAACTTTTTCAGGATTAATCCTCACAGCCATCTTTTTTTGGGCACGTCATGTCAAAGAAGATATGAACAGACGCTATAAAGAAGTTAAAGACGATATGGATGCGCGTTATCAGGAAGTAAAAGCTGATCTCGAAGAACGTTATAAAGCCCAAAAAATAGATATGCGTGATATGATAAGAGGAATGCATGAGAATTTCGAAAAAAGAAATGTCGAAAAATGGACATATATCGAAGGTAAAATAACGGAAAATCGTGTATGTATAGATGCTCTAAAAGAACGATATCAGGAACATTATGATAAATATCATTCAAGAAAGGAATAATATGAACAGAACGAAATTAGGATTTATGCTACTTTTTATATCGATGTTTTTTGTATACGGATGCCCAATGATTTAAAATGGCTATCGAACTAAAAATAGATGACAAAGAAGTCAGACAAACATTCAAAAGTATTTCACAGCTTGATCGTCAAAAAATATTAGATGATGCGGCTACAATTTTGCTAAATTCGGCAAAGATAGGATACGCTCGTAAAGTCGATCCGGAATTGAAACCATGGCCTGAAAACCCAAAATGGTATGCCGACATGAAAGGGCAAAATTCCCCGCTTACAGGTCCGACAACAAAGAAAGTTAAAGGCGGGCGATTCAAGGGGTGGGAATTTCAGACAGTTAACACTACAAGAATGGCAAATGAATTATGGAAAACAGTGGGTGAAAACAAGGCTGAAATATTTTATAAAAGAAATGCGAAAGAACGAGCCACATTGACTCAGACAGGCGGCGAATCGAAAATGATATTAAAATCAAGCGGAAGAACTGTTGAATTTAATATCAAAATCCAACCAAGGATTCATTTGGGAGTTAGTGACAAATATTCACGAATTCCAGGTGGTAGCGACGTTGAGCATATTGAAAGAATGATCGATGAAACGATTAAAAAAAGATTGGGTGTATAATGATTCCTATTGCGAAAAGAGCATATAAAAATAAATATCCATGGTTTGGTTTTAAAAAATACATAGTTGACGGATGTATGGAAATTTATAACATTATAGAACATTTCGAAAACAACGGAATAAAATTTAGCCATAAAGATACTTACAACCTTTTTTATAATAAGAAAAACAATGTTTAAAGACGTTTACAATGCCATATACAATCAACTTAACAACAACACCACGCTTGCGGCATATGTAAGTAATTTCGAAAAAGCGTTTAAAGAAAATTATCCGAGACAACCTTATACCGTAATCCTTGAACCTTTGAACGAAGTGGAAGCAACCGGAAAAAGAAGTTATCCTGACATTGCGGAATTTGTTTACCAAATAGACATATACGCAAGAATGGAGTTTCAAAAACAACTATCCGAAATAATCACCGGATATACGGATGGCGGAACAACTTACAAAGGATTGCTTGAATTTACGGATGATATAAAAAACGCAATAAGAGAATTAGGAAATGATCTGATAACGAATTATAACACAAAAGGTTATAGCGAAAGCAATTCAAATACCGGATCGACTTTCGATCTTACACCTTCGCAATCAACAATAACCGTAATTATCAACGGAAAGACTTCGAGCGGTTATAACAATATAAATTGCGGTAGTTCCACTTTAAGCGGATCTGCCATAGCTACAAACATTCAAACATCTCTAAGAGCACTTGGAACGCATAGTGATGACGGATATCTCGATGCGACCGTAACTTTCGATTCAGAAACAAATAAATTCAAAATCGAAAGTTACGAAGGTCCGCAAAACTATGTCACAGTATCTGCTGGCGCTTCGAATGATTGTAGTGTTCTGTTGGGTTATGACAATCCTACGGAAGAAAGAGGGAAAAATATAATTGATTACACATTTGATACCATAACCGTCGACAATTTGCGTTTCCCGGTTAGATACCGAATTATTCCGCTTTTGGTCACGGAAGAGGTATATGTGGGAGGTTAAAAAATGGGTACAAGAAAAACAGGGAAAGATGTAAAAATCGAAGCCGAAATTGGTTCCGACTTTTATCCTTGGAATGTGCTAAGCACTGTGTCCTCTCCCGCTGCTGATATTGGGAAAAAATTTGTAACATCTGCAACATTCATTAGTGATGATGAAGACAGACAAGCCGAAGTAAGATTAGATGGTGTTGTAAGCGGATTTACAATAACAGCGGGTAGTGGGAATAACGAAGTGGATGTGAGTTCCGGAACCGGGTATCTTTTGGGATCAACCGTAACAGTTACTGGTACAACAATTAGCGATCTTGAAAGACCTACCGGAGCGGCTACTTATGTGAAAGTTACAGCGCTTAGTGTTGATACAAACGGAACTATCAATAAAACAGTGGGAACAGAGGGGAATACAAGTTCTACAAGAGGCGCTGCTGGCGGTCCTCCGTTTATTCCGGAAAATGAATTTCTCATCGGATATGTTACAATGACATATTACGGTGGAAGCGTTTCCGGTGCGGCTGCGGTAACAGCGGGCGAAATCAATAGCGATACAAAAGAATATGCTAATATTCCGTCTTTTTCCATCCTTCATCATGACGGAAGTGGAAATGACGCCCAAAATGTCGGATGTATTCAATTTGCATCTGTTTTGCCGTTGATACACGGAGCAGGATCGGGAACAGCACGTAGAAACGTTTACGCTCAATATTATGACGCGATTTTTGAGGAAGTTCCGGATACATATGATTTCAATTTCACAGAAGACGTGTCCGTAATTGAATCAAGAGCATATCGCGATCCGGCATCCAAAAAAGCATTGGGAACTCCAAGCTGGTCGAGTTCCGGAAGTGCTTATTTTAACGCTGTAAATGACGTATTGTCTCTGTTGAAAAACAAAAAGAGATGGTACAAACATTATCCGGATGCTGATGAAACCCCGTATTATGCCGGCCTTGCAATTTGGACTGTTTCTCGAAACTTCCCGGTTGAAGATACGCTTAATGCGGCTGTAACAGTGAATGGGGACGGAGAACTTTACGCGAAACTTAGTTAAACAATTAGGGGGGATTAATCCCCCTATTCAAACAATCCTATCTTAAAAAGAAAGACTGCATAATGGAAAGAATCCTTCTTGACAAAGCTAAATTTTCAAGAAAAGACAATGTATTTGAAAAAGAAATTGTTGATATAGAAGTTCCGGAACTAAATCCGATTATGGGGCTTCTGTCAATAGAAGAATTAAATAAAAAGGAAGAGGATTTAAGACAAAAAAGAACGGAATTGGAAAAATTAAAAACAACAATTCAAAAAGACGAAGATGTAAAAAAAACAAATAAAAGAATAGAAAAACTCCAAAAAGAAATAAAAGAGCTTGAAAAAGAAGAAATAAAAGTAGTCACAATAAAAGTTTCAGGAATTGATTTTTCATCATACATAAGAGCGCGAATGGATGTTAATGAACAAATTCAGAATCTTGTCGACGGAATAACAAGTGCATCCGCAAAATCAGAGGAAGAAGTGGAAAGTGAGACATTAAATGCTCTGAAAAAAGTCAAAAACATGAATCCCCAAGCAAAATTTCAACTACTTTTGATAAAATACGGAATGGTTGACCCAAAGTTAAATTGGTCGGACATAGTTTGGTTATCAACAATGTTTCCGATGGTTTGTCAAAGAATTTCGGATAAAATTTCAACCCTTACCGCAAAAGGACCTACTTTAAAAAAAAATTTGAAGTCTATTTGAATGATATTTATCTTCAAAGTCTGTTTTCATTATGTGCTGATAAAAACAAATTTATTTATGAAACGTCCGGAATATTTGGCAACAAATTAACACTCGAAGAAATTCAATATTGGTGGATTTATAATATTATACAAACAGCAAAATTTTATAACATTGAATATGAAAAATACGATTTTGAAAGTTTGTTGGAATGCATAAAAAAAGAAAAAACAAAAAGAGCAAAGAAACTGAAAAAGTAATATTAAACAAAGATAGTTTTGTCGATTTTATCAATAATAAAACTATTATAAGAGAATTCAAAATTCCGCTCAAATGGAACAAAAAAATAGGACTGAAAGAAAATGAACAATTTATATTGAGAGTCAAAGGAGCCTCTCTTGATGATCATATTCAATGCAAATCTTTGGCAAATCAGCCAGGAATTTTGTTTTCATATATAAACAAATGTTCCGAAAAAGGTGAAAAAGTTGATTTTAACAAAATTATGGAGATAATAAATTCTGAAAAAATAGGCAACTCCACTATTTTTGAACTAAGCGTTTTTAAAAGAAATGTTGTTGATCCAAAATTCACTTTTGAAGAAATTCTACAAATTAGCGAAAAAGCTCCAAGATTTATAAACGAAGTTGTAAAATTCTCACTTGATCTCACTGAAATTGAACAATCCTAATCCATCCTAATTTTTCACTTTTTAATAATTTGCATTTCTGGTAACTTTCCTTGTATAAATTACATTTTTGTAGGAAATTCACATGGCGATTGATCGAGAAGTAAAAATAATAATAAGCGCAGTCGACGATTATAGTTCAACGCTTGAAAAATTTGGCGGGCTTTTGGGTGGAATCGGGACAGCAGCGGTAGAAGCACAGGCAGCAATAGCCGGATTTTCATTGGTGCTTGCAAATTTTACAATAGGTATCGGCCAAAGCGCTGTTCAAGCCGCAGCGGATTTCAACGATGCTATTTTTGATGTCAGTGCGGTAGTTGGCAAGGCGGGAGCATCAACAGAAGAAATCGGAAACATTCTTGATCGTCTTGTTGCAAAATTTCCGGTAACTGGCGCACAAGCCGGACAAGCGCTTGAGTCAATTGCCCAATTCGGTTTCGGAGCAGCGGATCAGTTAGAAAATATTACCGATGCGGCAATTGAATTACAAATAGCTACAGGTACAGAATTAAATACAAGCGTATCAGCTTTAACTTCTACTCTTAGCCAATTCGGTCTTGAAGTAACGGAAGTATCAAGAGTCTCAAATGTACTCGCCGCAACACAATTTAATTCTGCTGCCAGCGTATCTGATTTAAGAGAAGCGTTAAAATTCGCAGGGCCAACAGCAAATTTGTTTAATATGGGTTTGGAAGAAACTGTCGCGACTTTGGCTTTATTAAGGAAACAAGGTCTCGATGCGTCTCAAACAGGAACTGTTTTCAGAGGTGCTCTTGTTGCACTGACAAAAGAAACAGAAAAAGGAACAACAGCACTTGCAAATTACGGCCTTACTTATAAAGATGTAAATCCGGCAACAAAAAACTCAATTGAAATATTAAATGCATTCAAAGGGCAAACAATATCGGCAACAGATGCTGTTGCGTTATTTGGCGTTGAAGCATCACAATTCGCAGGAATTATAAACAACGAATCACAAGCAATTAAAGAGTTAACAACAACAATAACAGGAACAAATTCCTCAACAGACGCAGCAAGACAGAAATCAGAAAAGTGGAGCATAGTCCTTAATAATCTCGGCGGAACACTTGACGTATTTAAAAAAACGATAGGTGAAGAGTTACTTCCTGTTTTGATAGAATTTGTTGGAAAAGATGAAAACTCCGGAATAAGAGGTGTTATAAGCCAATTGCTTGAACTTGAAAAATCAGGCAGAGGGATAGGCGGTCCTCTTGTAGAAGCATTTAACGCATTAAGACAAGCAGCACAGGAAGTATTTGACCAAGCGTTTCAAGGAAATATACAAAACGTTTACAAATTTCTTTCAGACATATCAACAATTCTGAGCCAAAATATCCAAATAATGATAAATTTGGGAGCCGAATTTGTAAAAGGCTTTGTTGATTCGACTTCGGGAGGTGAAAGACTCGAAGGAATACTAAAAATAATAAATACGTCGCTGACTTCAATTGCTCTTATAGTTGCAACAGTTCATGATGCGTTTACGGGTTGGTATACCGCAGCAACACTTGGAGTTACAGAGCTTCAGGTTATTTTTAACGAATTTTTAAGAGATGCGAACAAATATATCCTCGATCTGCAAGAAGGGCTTAACACACTTCCTTTTGTTGATCTGCAAGAAGAAATAGCGGCAACTACACAAAGAATACAAGAATACGGGAAAAAAGCGGCAGAAGGCAATGCAGAAATCGCAAACAGAGAGCCGATTGATTTATGGGTTGATAATGTTTTAAAGGCGTCCGTTGAAAACATACATGCCATAGAACAAGTTGCGGAAAAAGCAGATAGTGTTATAAGCAATCTTCCACCTGCCGAAATAAAAGTCGATTCGGATCAGGCAATAGCGGATTTTGAAGAATACGGTGAAATCTCCCGCCTTATACTTGAAGAAGAAGCAAGGATAGTAGAAAAAGTCGGGGAAAAAATAGTAGAATCAAATAAAAGAACTCTTGAAACGATTAACAAAGAGCAAAAAAAATCTCTTGAATTAAGAAAAGAAACATATAAAGGAGCAACAGACGAAATAAACGAACTCGAAAAAAGCGGAGTTATAAGCGCGGAAGAAGCAAATCAAAGAAAAGCCGAAGCCCAGGAAGAATATAATTCAAGTTCGATAGAAGCAGCACAAGCAAGAGTTGATACATTAAAAGAATTTTATTCCGAAGATATAGAAAATTTTAAATCAAAAACCGGTGAAAAAACACAGGCAGAAAAAGACGAAAATGCCAAAATAATCGAAGTAATAAAAAATGCCGAGGCCGAAGTAACAAGACTAAAGCAACAAGCAGAAGAAGACAGAAAGAAAAATCTTGAAACAAGGCTAACAGATATAGAAAACTCATTAGAAAAAGAAAAAATATTATATGAACAAAATATAGCAGATATAAATCTTCTTGAGGCTGAAGGAAGAATTGACGAAGAAGAGTCTCTGCAAAAACGTCTTGAAGCTCAGGAAACATATTTAAATGATAAAATAAGCAAAACGCAAGAAGCCTATGATATCATAAAAGAAAATTATCCGGAAGATGTTGAAAGACAAAAAGAGGCATATCAGGCAGTAAAAGACGTACAAAGAGAGTTTACAGAATTTAAAATACAAAAAATAGAAGAAGAAAGAGAAGCATTAAAAAGTAGTCTGGAAGAAGAAATTTCAATAAGACAAGCAAACTACGAAATCGCAACTGTCGAAATAGAAAAACAAGAAGCGCGCGGAGTTATCAGTGTTGAAAATGCGACAAATCAAAAACGTGCAATAGAAGAAGATTTTCTTAATTTTAAAATACAAAAATTAAGCGAAAGTATACAACTTGCCGCATCACAATATGGGCAGGATAGCGAAGAATATGCAAATGCCGTACTCGCAAAAAAACAAGCCGAACTCGAATTAATAGAAGTAAAGCAGGCGGTAAAAGAAAAAACAGACGAAGTAACAAGCGCCGAAAAGGAAGCAGCCTCAGCCTCAAGCGAATTATCAAGACAAACAACAAGTGATTTTCAAGTAGCTGGCGAAAAACTTGAAATGCTTTTTGATCGAGCAACAAACATGAGGCAAGCATGGCAGATCCCGGTAGCTTTTTTTGTAGACATTGATCCGGCAACACAGAGCCTTAATGATCTGAATCTTTTGCTTGATAATGCAAGAATCAACGTAGCAGAATTTGCCGGATCATATAGTCAAAGATCAATAGCGAGTGCGGCAAAAAATGACATGGAAGCAATAAAAGCACTTCAACAGCAATTTCAATCAATAACTGTTGAAGCCGCTAATTTCGGGCTTAAGGTCGATGTACTTGATCAGACGCTTGAAGAAGCCGCAGCGGATGTTGAAGCAAGAATCGAAGGGTGGACAAACTTCAAAGATACGCTTACTGGTTTGTCAGGTGAAATATCAATCCTAACAGAAGATTATGGAAATTTCACATCATCCGTAGATGAATCGGCAACGCAAGCAGCCGATTCTTTTAACGACATAGTTGATAGTGCTTCGAAACTACAGGAAGGAATTAAACAAGTAAACGAAGCGTTTGGTTCTGGAAACATAGAAGCCGCTGAAAAAATGGCTGACGGAGTAATAGGCGCATATGAAGAAATTTACGATCAGGCTACGGATATTCTTGATGATCTGAAATCCGAATGGCAAAGTTTGGCTGACGAAATTGATAAAATTAATGGGAAAATCGTCGATATTCAGCAAACTACTGAAGAAAAAATAAGAGAAGCCAGACGCGAAACAATGACTGAACTTGAGCAATTCCAAGATATTCGACTTGAATACGACGAAGTTTATGCCCAAGCTCAGCAAGAAAGTGCAAAAGGAAATTTTGAAGCAGCAGCAGAATTGTATGAAAAAGCAGCCGATCTTGCCGGAGAATTACAGACAGAAATAAAAGACGAATCAGGTGAAGTAGTAAAATCACTTGAACAAAATACAACGCTCTCAATCGATCTTATGCAAAAAGCAAGCGATGCGGCTGTAAGCGTACTTCAAAATCAAAACGATTCTCTTATTTCACAACAAAGTCTCGTAGAAGATCAAATAAAAAATACAACAGATGTGATAGGCGGACTCGGTAATCAAATAGATTCGGCTTTTAGCGGAATAGCTGACAGATCAAAAGATATTGTGAACATAGGAAATCAAATAGGAAGTTCATTCTCAAGCATAAATAATCAAATAGGCGGAATGACATCTTCGTTTATGAGACTCTCCGATTTGGTAAAACAAACAAGTCAATACAACATTGATTTTACAGGGACAGGCTCAAGCAAACTCCCGCTTTCTGAAAAAATAGCGGAAATACAGGGAAAAGTAATCGGATTCGCAGATAAAACAAGCGGATTGAAACCAAAAATAGAAGCTGATTTTAGCAATGTTACGAGCGGGATAGGAACAATAATTAAAAGCATTGAGGATTTTCCTTCAATGCAAGATACATTTGGAGAATTATCAGTATCGCCGATACAGCCTATTATTCCCGAAGAAGATGGAGAAACAACAGAGGGTTTGTCATCTGCGATAGAAGAAGGCATCGGTAGGCTTTTAACAACAGGAGGGCTTGGACAGGCTGCGGGTTTTGATACGGAAATAGGAGGGGCTGCGACACGCGATGCCCTCCAATCATTGATAGAATCAAATAGTTATCTTTTAGAAAGTCAGGAAAAATTAACAGATGCAATAAGGCAATTCGGATTCCCGGAAAGATTTGTTTTTAATGTCGAAGTTAATTCAAACGGGGAGGAATGGCTAAGAGGGTTGACAAAATCATTAATTGATCAAATTTTCGTTGAAGCCGAAGCGGAACAATTCAATGTATTCGGGCAAGAAGGATAAAAATGAAAGCCTCGATAAATAGCAAATATTACAGAACAGCCGGAAATTCAATAAATTTTGATATTGATGAGCCAACTTTTAAAAGAATAGGTCAAAAAAAAATAGCAGAAGTCACATATCTTAACGGCGATATTGTTTGGGCTGTATGGGATTATAACAACAAAGGAACAAAAATAGAAGTATCGAATATAAGGTTATCACAAGATGATTACAATTTGCTTGCGGAAATGAAAGAAGACAACACGTATTTGGAATATTTTTTCAATTATGTTGACAAAACATGGCCTGTTTATATTACAGATGTACAAAAAAGCGGGAATGAATACGGAAAAACATATACGGCTATTCAAATGCTTGTAACAGGCGATTCAATTGATATGGAGACTGCATAATGTTTGATTTTAATCTGATTTTTTATAAAAACGATAAAGAAGGATTGATACTAAATTTTCTAAATTTTTACTTCAATAATTCTATGAAATGCTTATTCGGAATTCAGACATATAATGAAGATAATTATAAAAATATTACTATTGAATTATTTTTTAACAAATTCAATTATGAAAAAACGAATGTTTCACGTGAAACATTTTTGGGATACAAAAAATTTGATATAAACGGATTTGAAATAGGGAGAATATAATGGCTACGGTTCAAATCCCACAAAACGCGGCTCTGTTATTGGCCACAAAAGAAATAGATTGGGATAATGATACATTCAAATTAATATTATGTAGCAATTTCACTTTTGATGTTGATAATGATATTGAATATTCTGACGTTTCAGGAAATGAACTTTCAACAGGAAACGGATACACAGCCGGAGGAGAGACGATGTCCGGTGGTTCCGTTGCTGTTGATGACGCAAATAATCTCGCCAAAAGAACGTTTAATAATGTGACAATAACAGCATCGGGCGGTAACATAGGGCCTTACAGAGTCGTAATTATTTACAACGATACAGTCACAAACGATCCTATTATGTCAGCAATAACGTATGATAGTGATCAAACAATTTTAGATGGAGATTCGGCAGTTTTTGAGAGCATAGTTGCAAAATTCGAAACGCCGGATTCAACTTAGGAGAAAAGTAAATGGCTGAAAGAAGTTCAACAATAGCAGATGGAAGTAGAATAGCCACACGCGATGCCAATGTTGACGATGCGGACACGAATGCCCGTGATGTCCAGTATTTTGATGCGACTTGTAAATATCATGGCCTTGATTTTGATACGGTCAATAGAACTGTGTCATCCGATGATGATCTTCAGTTTAGCACAATTCCATCAGGTATATTAAGTAATGCGATAACAATCGGAGAAGCCACAACTTTTACATGCATTGTTCAATATTATTGTACCGGATCGACAGTCGGCAATGTCATAGTAACGCCAATAGTGATAGATAGCGGAGATGATGCATTAGGGTTTCTTGAACCAAAAGTATTTTCCGGATTCGCACCTCCGGGAGCAGCAAGCGCATTGTATACAACAGGAAATTACACACTGTGTATGGTGCAAACGTGGTCTGTCAAAGGCGGAGCCAAAATAGGGGTGCATGTCACACTTACAGGCGGAGTTACAAGCGCGGATATCTGGTATGCCGCAACAACGGGTGCGATAGATGAATGGATATCCGATTCGACACCATCCGGTAGCGGATCATGGGAAGCATACCAAGCTGGTGGCGGAGAGTAATAAATGTCTCTGACGCTCCTATTTGGTGGCCAAGGTCATCAATTCCCGATCACGCTCAATTTTGAAATTTCAAGATCGTATCATTATGGTTCCGTAGATTTGCCATATAGCATAAATCTTGTTGCGTTGCCTATTCCGGGAATAATCCCAGGCGAAGTTGTGGTTGATCCGGGAATAATACCTACTCCAAGCGATATAATAAAGCCAAAAGCATATGTAATGTGGAGAGATTATGACCCGGATGTGGGCGTTTATCAATGGCAATATCTTTCTACAGCATACGCTTTTAATATTTCTAATTCCAAAAGTAATGTCATAGGTAGTTTTAGCGTAACAATTGACAAGGCTGAGTTATATAATTCAAGAGTGTGGGTTTCCGGACATTTGGATGATTATGGAATACTCGGACCACACAGATATAAAAGATTGCAAATTTATTATTCATCAAACAATGGAATTTCTTATGAATTATTGTTTGAAGGGTTTGCGAACAGAAAACCGGAAACATATTCTTTCGGAGGGAATAATTATATAACGTTATCAGGAACATCTATTGCAACAGAGATGAATACCGTGTATTTTGAATCATACGAAGATGCCACAGGATCAAAATATTCCGGAAACGCAGATGGAATTCTAAATTATTATCTTGCAAAAATATTTGGAGGAAGAGACATAATAAGCGGTAGTTATTACGTAAACACAAACTCACTTTATGATTGGACAGAACAAGATTTTGCGTATAAAACAGCTCTTGCCGCAGTAAACGATATAGTCAAAATTGTTGGAACGCAATTATGGCATTACATGGATTATTCAGGAGGAGTTACAAATTATTTTGTGGGAAACAGACCTTCTGATTTTCTAACATCGCTTTCGTATAATGATTCACAAATAATAAGCTTCGAAACAGATGATGTACTTGGAATAACAACAAGATGTGAGGTAATAGGTGTAGACGAAAATGCAAGTACATATCAGGAAGCAGTTGGTGATTATACAAATAAGCATGGAATAAACAATTTGACAATATCATCCGGGCTTATAAAAAATTTAACAGAGGCAGCGCGGTTGGCTTCAAATATTATTTCAGATGCGCAAGAAATGGAAAAAAATTTTAAAATAACAACAATTTTAAATTCTGATATAGGAATAAGGAAGTTTGTCACAATAAACTCAACCGAAGCGACTTTGGCAGCAACAGGATGTCCAATATATGAATATCAACATTCCTATCAATATGGATCCATGCCGACAACAACATTTAGCGCATATATCGGAAAAGAGTCGTGAGTCGCGGTGTAATAACAAATATTGATGATGCGGAAAATAATAATTATATCGTAAATGTTCCTGATATCGGCGAAACTTCGGCACAATGCGTCACAAAAGATGAAATTCTTTTGGGCACCGAAGTAAGAATCGCAGATATTGACAACGAACCGCCTGTTGTCAACAAAGGACACGGGAATCTAAGATTCCTACCGAATACACATACGGGCCAGGAAGAAGAAAATATCCCTGTTTACACATATTCAACAAATTCTGTGTGGAAAAAACCAAAAGAATTATGGGAAACAAACAACAAACATCAGCTTGTCAAGGGGTACATCCTGTCATCTGAAAGAAACAGGCGTTGGCAAAAAGAATATCCGTTATACAAAAAAGGTAAAGTTGCTTCGATCACAGATGCCGAATATATGGAAGTAGAAATATACGGGGATTCTACAAGATCATGCAAAGCACAATATATGCAATGCGATACGGCAGCATTTGAAGCAGATGACATAGTAGTTGTTTTTTATGAATATGGGAGTTATGAAAGACCGGTTGTCGTAGGTTTTTGGGATGAGCCTGTTGATTGTTTATATTGGGCAACATATATTCAGTTATATATGTATTATCTCATACCAGGACAACCAACGGTTATCTGCTGTCCAATTCGTGATGGAGCAAGTTTCTATATTAACAATATAGAATTTAATACGGATTCCGGATGGGTTTCAAGATTCACTCCAGATTATTGGAATGACGGAGGGAGTTTTTATGCAAAATGGGAAACATCAAATCAAAGATATCTGACATATCCGACTTTTGGCAATTATTGCAATCAAAATTGGACTGGCGAAAGCGTGATTGAGCATACACAATGGCTAAACGAAAACAGACCATCGCAATTAAGAATCAATTGGACAAATAATTATAATTGTCCGGAAAAATTAGGGATGATCTTTAGCGTTTACTCATTTACATCAGAATATGTTTATGATACTTTTTATGATTTTGATGATTATACGTATTCGGGTTCTTGCGATAACGGATATACATCAAATACAATTCTTAATCTTGATTGGGCAGGAATCCCGAATTTTAATAATGCCGCAATTGACTGGGGCGAACCATGGGAAACTTAAGAAAGAATATAAATTGCAAGACATTTTAATATATGACTGCGAGACAAGGAACAAAGGGACGTTTAAAGATCCCCAAAATACGATGGGGTTTTTGTGCGGATGCATTTACAGTTATAATCGCGATACCTATTTTATATTTGACAATTCTTCAGAGCTTATAAGAGCATTGAATGGAAACATATGTGCTTCATTTAACGGAATTAATTTTGACACTCGGCTTTTACTTGGAAACAATAGAAAATATCGCTTGAATTTCCCGTATTTCAAAATTGTTTCACGTGAAACATATTGGCTTGAATATGATATATTTTTAATTGTCTTATCATCATTTTATGGTATAAAGTTATCTGAATCTGTTAAAAAAAAATCTCCAGGCGGATTAAATTTAAATGATTTATGCAAAATGACCCTCAATAAACAAAAAATCAGTATAAATTTCAACACATCGAATTTTATTGAAACAATTGAATATTGTTTGCACGACATCCGAATCACAAGAAAATTATTCGAATTCTTTATAAAAAACGGATATTTACGCTCGCCGAAACAAGGGAAAATCAGAATTCCTTTGAAATATCGTGAAAATATCAAAAACAATCCGTCATTTCTTAGAAAATAAGAGAAAATAATAGAAATTCTTTGAAAAATTAAGAAAATAATTCATTTTGATATAATATTTCCGAATATTTGCCGATAATCGTTATTTTTTGACTAAAATCAGGATTGCATTTTGTAATTTTTTTCTGTAATATACTCCTCAATATCAACATTAAAAATAAAGGAGACTGAAAATGATCATGTCAGAAATTTCGGAAATGTACGATATGTTATTGGGGCAGATTGATGATTTCAAAATGTTACTGAAATCCGAAATCAGAAATCCTGATATCCATGAAAATTGGACAGGGGAAGGACAAATGAAGCTGACAGAGATTTTGTCCGCTCTTAACAAAGCGAATGATATCCTTTGCGATGTCGAGACAGAACCGTAAGGAGTGTATTATTATGAACAGTTTCAATGCATTTTATGGGAAAGAACTCATGGTATTCGATTGGGATAAAGCAGCCAGAATAATCGCAAAAGAAAAACCTGTTTTTTGCAATGCCGGATTAAGGAACGATTGGGAATGGACAGGTGGCTGCATTTTCCGTGACAATAAAATCGTTGAAGATAGTTATACATATTTATCTTCAACGTGGGCAGTTCCTGAACTGGATATTGACGGGGTATTAATTCCTTGCTTTAAGATGGAAAGCGAAACTCCGGGTTGGTCGTGCGACACGAAATGGCCGGAATCAGCAAGAAAGATTCTGAAAGGGAAAGTGTAATGCCAGATTTGATTTTGGTTCCAATGGAAATTTGTAAAAATGGGAATACCGCTCATATTGGCGGTTACGAGCAATGTCACATCAACAGTATTGGGGGGCGATCCCGCTGCAATTGCAAAGGGTTTTATTTTCACCGTAATTGCAAGCACCTTCGGGCGGCACGCGAATTAATGTGCGGTTATCATGAACAGATTGATGGCCCTCCGGAAAAAAGTGGAATCTGTCCAAAGTGCGGCGCTAAGACTGTCAAAGTCAGATGCGCCGTTTAACCAAAAAAAGAAAGGGAATTAAAAATGAAAGTAATGTTGATAAAAAAAGCAAGCGGTAATAGTTTTTCGTTGGAATCAGGTTTGGCAGATGGCCAGAATCATTTTGATCATCACGGGGTGCATCATGAAAACCCCGCGCCATGCAATGATGACCGGATTCCTACACTTGATGAAAATGATATGGTAGAAATCACTCACATCGATGCTGACACATATATTGGGTTGCTTCGAATGGCAGGAAAAGAACTGCCGGATGTCGATGTCGATCTAATGGAAAAAATTGACTTGAACGGTAGCTCAGCATGTTCCAACAAGTTTGATCTGACTCTGTTGTATATGGTGGGCGTCAATCAATTGGCACGTGATCTCAAATTCCCGTTCCCCAAAGACGAACCGCAAGAAGTTACACATCTCATTGAAACAATGATGGAACACACTGAAAACAAAATCATCAAGATTGGCAGAAAAGCCAATATGGCCAGCTTGCAAGCCTATATTGATTGTAATGTTGCTTCGAACGGAACAGTCGGATATTGGGTTATCGGTCCAAACGATCCGCTCGATCCTTCCAGAGCTTATGAAGATGGCATTGATGTCGTGATTGTTCATAGAAAACATTACAAATCAATATCAATCTACTGTAATCCGCTTTCGGAGTATGCATTTGGCGGAAAAACGGTAGCCAGTATAGAATTTGCCGGTCATCCGAAAGCCGCAGGTTCGCCAAGAGGAATCGAATTCAACACAGAAGACGGGCGGCGTGTTTATGATGCGCTTGTATGAAAAAGAAAGATGTTAAAATCGGCAAAATATACGCCGTAAAAGTCTCGAACAAAATCGATTCGGTAAAATTAACTTCCGAATCGATTTACGGAGGATGGAATGGGACAAATCTCAAAACTGGCCGACAAGTCAGAATAAAAACGGCCGGTAAGCTCAGACAAGAATTGACAGAATAGCCGCACTCCTAAGGGTGATGCGGGCATCCCAGTAAACCAAGTGTGTTCCTGATGGCTTTGATGTACATAACAGGAACACACACAACCCGCAAAAAAATAATAACTATCCATAATACCGAAAAGGAGCTGGATAATGATAGAAAAAATTAAAAAATCATACAAATATGAAATAAATCAGGAAACAGATAAATTTATTGCTTCATTCAAATACAATGTTAAGAAAAAAGACTTCATTAAGACTCTGAAAGGCCGTAAATTTGATTGGGATAGAAAAGCATGGATAATAGACGCCACAAATGAAAATCTCTCGAAATTGAGCAAATCAGGGTTGTTTTCGATTAATCCGGAATGCACTCCGATAACTACAACTGCTGAACAAATAAAACCTCCCGAAAACGAAAAAACAACAATAATGAAAGATAATAAAATTTTATTATCTTTTTCGGGAGATAATTTCAGGAACACGCTTGGTTTCGTAAAAACTTTGGCTGGTAGAAAATATTCTGATAAAAAATGGCATGTTCCGTTTACTTTGAATAATTATAAAAAACTTGTTGATTTCGAGTTTGACATTGATGATTCGATTCGCAAAAAATATTTTCATGAAATTAATTTTGATGATCCGGGAATTAAAGAAATATCAGGATTAAAAGGTATTCCGTATAACTTTCAATGGGATGCGTTTAATTTTATCGAAAGCCACGCCGGAAAGTGTATGCTGGCAATGGACATGGGGCTTGGTAAAACTCTTGTGTCTCTTATGTATTGTCAACATCATCTCGAAAAAAGACCGGTTGTCATCGTTTGTCCGGCCACACTGAAATTAAATTGGAAATCTGAAATTGAAAAGTGGCTTGGTGAAAAAAAAATCCAAGTTTTAAGCGGCCTTCCGAACGAAAATAATCAACTTGATCCTGAAGCGGAATTCTATATAGTCAATTATGATATTATCAGAAATATTCATAAAAAAAATGTTGAAATAAAACACTCCGGATGGATAAATTATTTCAACAAAGTAGAAATATTAATTATAGACGAATCACACAAAATAGGAAACTCGCAAACTTATCAGTCAAAAGCGGTTCGGGAATTATGCGATATCGCAAAACATATAATCCCGCTCACAGGTACTCCGTTCAGAAATTCGGCAGATGAATTGTGGTCGATTCTGAACAAAGTCAAACCCTCCGTAGCAAGCACAAGATATGATTTCAGATTCAGATATTGTAATCCACGTCATAACGGATTTGGGTGGCAATATAACGGAATTTCGAATGCGAAAGAACTCAATGAATATCTTAATTATTGCATGATCAGAATGAAAAAAACAGATGTGTTAAAAGATCTTCCGCAAAAAACAATCCAAATCATGCCAATTGAACTTGAATCATCTGACATGGCAAAGTACAAAGCCGAAATCCGTGGAATTGTTGATAATATAAGTAAATACGACAACAAAAAGAAAAAAGCCTGTATATTCAGATTAAGAAGAATATTGGGCGATGCAAAAGCGAAAGTTGTCAAAAAATGGTTAACTGATTTTTTCGACAATAATAATGAAAAATTCGTCATGTTCGCTCACCACAAAAAAGCGATTTCTGAATTAATGAAATCTCATAAAAACAGTGTTAAAATTGACGGCGATATTGACGTAAAAAAACGTCAGAACATTGTCGAAGAATTTCAGAATAACGGTGATATCAAATTGTTTGTCGGAGGTATTTCAGCAGCAGGAGTGGGGATAACGCTTACATCAGCATGTTACGGAGGTTTTACGGAGCTTCCTTTTGTTCCGGCTGATTTTGATCAATGTTGTGACAGATTGGTAAGAATCGGACAAGAAAGGCCGGTAACAATCTATGTATTCGTTGCAAAGGGCACGCTTGACGAATATCTGTGTGAAATTATTGATTACAAAAGAGAAATCACGGAAAAAATTATTGACGGAAAATTCAAAGAAAGCGATATTATAGAATCATTAATCCAAAAACTTATCGAAGGAGAAAAGTAATGAAAAAGATTCATATCATTGACAGCAGACCAGCAATAATTCCGAGGGATTGGAAAATCATCAATGCGCCTCGTCCTCTGTGGGGCAACCAAACTTGGCGTGGAGAATTCAGGCACGGCATATTTTATGCGGGTCTTGATCCCAATGATACAAACCATGAAATCGATATTAAAAATGCCGACAACCTGGATGCCTGGGAGCTTGTCTATTGGACGCCGGACAAAGCCAGGGAACATTTGAAAAACGATCCGAAATACAGAGATTATACGACCATGATTGACGAAATGGACTTGGCGCAACTAAGACAGGCATTTTCATATGTCATGAACGAGAAAAATCAATAATGCTCATCAATTGGCTAAATAAACAAGGAGAAAAGTAATGATTTTTACAAATTTCAGTATTGAAAGTTACGAAAAAGAAATGTCATTTGGAAAACTGTGGGGATTCCATATCGGAGAATATGGAAGAGGAAGGAAAGAAGTCTTCATCCCGACTCCCGGATATATAGAATTAAAAAAAGGAATTAATTCTGCATTCTCAATAGGGCAAACAAAAACGGGGAAATGCAGAATTAATTCCGGCAATTCCGCTGATTTTTTTATTTTGTCAAGTCAAGGAGGTTATACAAGGCGAGGTAATGGGACTATAAAAAAATTAAAAACAAATCCGTTTAAAGAACTCGATTATGCATACGGAGCGGATGGTGCGGCTGGCAGAATCGGATCTTGGTATGTTGTCATAGGTGAATTTCCAATAACAGAAACATGGATTCGTATTAAAATTTCAGGAGGCAATCCGTCTGATCTTGTTCATTGGGACGGATCAAAAGTCATTTATATCAAAAATGACGAAATAAATCATTATATCGATATGAACAATCTTGAGATCCCATTTAAATTGGGAAACTCACGATTCGACAATAGTGAGTGGGATTGTTAAATGCTTCTAAATTGGTTAAACAAACACGGACTGTCTCCGAAAACAGGTGGTAAAAACGTCGGTAGAAAAGGTTGGATAAACATCCGCTGTCCTTTTTGCGGAGATAGTTCAAATCATCTTGGAATATCCCCAACAGGCGGCTTAAATTGTTGGAGATGTCAGTGTAAAACAAACCTGACAGAGCTTGTAAAACATTTTGAAAGATGTTCGTGGAAAAATGCCAAAGAAATAACCGATTCGTTGGTAAAAGACAAATATTTTTCAGATAGTAATAAAAAAACAAAACAAATAAAAACAAAACTTCCGAAAGATCTGCTTGATGAACCTCTTGAAATTCATAAAAAATATCTGAAATCAAGAGGATTCAATGTGTGGAAACTAATAGAAAAATATAACATAAAATTCACTGGAAAAATAGGACAAAATCGATTCAGCATTTTTGTTCCTATTTACGGTGGTGAGTGGATTTATGCGGATTGTACAAGAAAAAGAATCCCGTACGTGAAATCTGATAGCGCGAATCAGTATCTTTATAATATCGAAAAAATCACAACAGAATATGTTTTTTTGGTTGAAGGTTTGATTGATTGTTGGAGATTCGACGAAAGTGATACTATTCCGGCTTTGGGAGATTCCCTTTCAAATGAACAAATAAATCTGATTGTTAAAAAATTTGAATTTGTGTATATAATTTTTGATGGAAGAAAAAAGAAAGCAAAAGGAGCGGAAGAGCAGGCGATAAATTTGGGTTGTCAATTAGACGGATTTATAGATAACCGAGTTTTTTGTTGTGATTATGATGATCCGGGGAACATGACAAAAAAACAAATAAAAGAATTCAAAAGGAGTATGTTGATATGAACAGAATTGTTGTCGCATTAAGCGGAGGCAAGGCATCAGCATTTTGTGCAAATTGGGCAATAGAAAAATATAACAAAAATGTCCTTCTATATTTTAACGATACAAAATGGGAGCACCCTGATTTGTATAGATTTTTGGACGATTTACAAGATTTGTATCATAAAAAATAGTAATAGATAATGACGGCAGAAATCCTGAGCAATTATTTTATGACAACAAAGCAATAGCAAATAACAGAATGCCTTTCTGTTCGCGAATTCTGAAAGCGGAAAGATTGCAAAAATTTGTTAAAAACGGAGATATTTTAATTTTTGGTATTGATAAAAATGAATCCAAAAGAGCAAAAAGAATCGAACAAGTCTACAGAAATATCGCTTTTAAAAAAAAATAAAAATTAAAAAAAGATGTTCATATTTTTAAGGATGAAACTTTAAAAGAATTTAGAAAAAGAATAGAAAATAATCAATTATCAAAATATTATGATGATGATTCGAACATCGTCGGTGAATGTGTTTGGATATGCAACAGTTTAAATTAAAATTTTAAACATTTTATTAATATCAGAAGCCACGTAAGGGAGGCTTTGATTATGGAAAACAAAATAATTCATTGCCAAAGGAGATAACAAATGATTAATTTGGCAGGGGTAACAGAAAAGATAGCGGATTCAACAACTTTTTCGGAATTAAAAGAAGCAAAAATCGATTTGATTATTTCCGATTCGTTTTCAAATTATGAGGTCAAAACGAAAAACAGAGGAATCTTGAATGGATGGATATTCAGACGGGCATGGTATTATTGGATAGCAGAGACAAAAACAAATCCTATCTCGTTCAAAGTGGCAGAAAAACTACATGAAGAATATGGAAAAGAAATAAGAGTAGCAGGATATGCCGGAGGGATAAGCCCGAAGGAATGGTATAGTGATGAATATCGTAATGGGGTTTTCCACTATCATATCGATACGCAAAAAGGATTAAATAAACTTGCAGAGGTCATAAAAAAGGGTTGGAGTCAAAAAAAACGAAACTCGGAAATGTTGGGAGATGAAAACGAGTGAAAATGAATAAATGCAAAATATGTGGTAAAGATACAACGAACGAAATCCCAGGAATAGATAAAAATTATTGCCTGAAATGTTTTATGTCGATTGAATATAAGAACCAAAAAGAAAATAAATCTTTGGTTGGCAATCAAAAATTCCTTCGTTCAAAACTTGACAGATTTTTGAAGGAATGATAAAATTCCTTATAAAGACTGGCAATCTTTATAGTGAGAGAAATTGGCGTTGGATAAAAAAAATTACAACAACAAAACAGTTTTCATACCTCTGCCAATCTCTCCAAAACGCGCGGTATTCGACTGCCAATCGATAAAAAAATGCCGCGCTCCTCTTCTTTTTAAAACAAGGGGATAACATGTTTACAAGTCATAAAACAAAAGAAACAGTTAAAGACAAAAATTATAGAATCACTGTAAAACCGGCAAATGAGGAAATCACAGAAAAAATTGTGGAATCGGAAGCCAAAAAACTCAAAATTGATATTGATAACTGTGATAAAAAATGTTTGGCTTTGCTTTATAATCGTGCTGTAAAATTTTTTAGGGGCGGAAAGGAGTTGGATTGGTAAATGAAAATTTTAGTTGCATGTGAAGAAAGTCAAGCTGTTACAATTGAATTTCGAAAAAAAGGACATAGTGCTTTTTCATGCGATATTTTACAATGTGGTGGTGATCATCCTGAATGGCACATACAAGATGATGTAACCAATTTACTTTGGAAAAAATGGGATATGGTCTTGGCATTTCCGCCGTGTACTCATCTTGCGTCATCAGGAGCAAGATGGTTTAAAGAGAAACAAAAAGACGGTAGGCAAAAAGAAGCAATAGATTTCTTTTTGATGTTCACGAATTTATCTTGCAAATGGATGATTGAAAATCCAATAGGAATTATGTCAACACATTATAGAAAGCCTGATCAGATTATTCAACCATGGCAATTCGGGCATGGAGAAACAAAAGCCACATGTCTGTGGATAAATAGGCTTCCACAACTAAAACCTACAAAAATCGTATCGGGAAGAGAGCAAAAAAATATGGAAAATGCCACCAAGCCATGACAGAAGAAAGAAAAGGAGTAAAACTTATGCAGGAGTAGCAAAAGCCATGGCGGAACAATGGAGATAAAGGAGAAAAAACAATGGCGATACCTCTACTAGAAGAAGAAAAAGCCTGTCAAAAACGCAAAGGGAGTGGAAACATAGTGGTATATATCGATGGAATATGAATTGAACCAATATGTGATTGCAATCTTCGTATTATAGACAAAGAAAGCACAAACCGTGACAGAAGCAAAACCAAACACAAAAATAAAGCACTGTAAAAATTGCCCTTATTGGGATAACCCGGAAAGTCTTTATTGTCAGAATTGGATTTTTTGTTCTGTTTTTTTACATGAACTAATGAAGAAATGTGAGTTTTTTTTGTTTGATGATAAGTAATTTTTAACTTTTTAATAAATTATTTTTATGATAATATAATATAAATAATGTGAAAGGAAAGAAATGAAAATAACTGTAAGCTATACGATTGATGAAAATGTAAAAAAACAATTTGATGAGTATTGTGACAAAGGGTTGCATAACAAAAGTCGCGTTATAAACAAACTCATATCAGATTGGTTAGTTAAAAAAAACGGAGAATCAAATAATGGAAAAACAACAAACGTGGGAAATATGTGAAAAAATAATGAAACTTGGCATAACAGGAAATATTGTTCCTCATAATTGGTTTAAGACGATATTAATGGAAACAGAAAAGGGCAAAAGCAAGCCTGATCTTCTCGCAATAAATATTTTATCAGATGTTGTTTATTGGTATCGCCCAACAGAAATAAGAGACGAGAAAACAGGCTATATAATAAATTACAAAGCAAAATTCAAAGCCGATATGCTCCAAAAGAGCTATAAAGATTATGCTGATTTTTATGGTTTAAGCAAAAGACAAATTAAAAGAGCAATTGATAATCTTGTTTTACTCGGATTGATAAAAAGAGAATTCAGAAAAATAACAATTCGAAATAATAACACTATTTTGAATAATGTTATGTATATTTGTCCGGTTGCAGAAACTATTGAAAATTTTACATATAATCACCCCCTCTTACAAAAAACAGTACCCCCCTCTTACAAAAATTTGTACCAGGGTCATGAAGATTTTCGTAACACTAATACAGAGATTAACAACAGAGATTATCAACATAAAAAAAATGTTATTAATAATAATAACATGCTTTTTGATAAATCAAAAGCAACAGATTCCGTTTTTGATAAATCTGTTATAAATTCAGAATCAAATAAAAATTTATCCAAAACAGAACAAAACAAATTTTATAACAAATCAAAAGAAATCATGGATTATTGGAACAGCAAATCAAATTTAATATCCCACAGAGAAGGATCAAAAGTTTATAATAATTCAATACAAGTATTAATAAATTTACTGGAAAAAGACGCAGATTCAGCCATAATTAAAAAATCAATTGAAAAGTATGATCGTTTATGGCAAAACAAAGATATGCTGATTTTATCCAAACAAGCAATAGGCCATAGAGTAAGTTTATGTGATTTTTTAAATGGCTGGAATAATTATGTAAAAAACAAAGCGAAAGAATCAAAAAATCCGATAAAATTAAAAAAAGATTGCTGGTTTATCGAAATAAAAGATACGGATTACAGAGATCTGGAATTTAAATTTGCTAAAAAACTTCCAAAACACAATGAAAAAGTTTATGGTGAATTAAAAAAGCGATTCCCAAGAAAATTGAGTCTGAAGGAAGAACAAATACTTATGTCGGGCTCAATTATTGCAGAAAAGTGGATTAGAGAAAACCAAAACAAATTTATCGGAGAAATAACAACACTTCCGGAATTGATAGATATGATGGAAAACTCAATTTCGGAAAAGAAAAATACTATTTGGACTCCTGTGATATTTACACAGGGATGGTTTTATGATACGGTTATGAAGTTTGGTCAAAGGATAGGTGAAATAGAATCAACAGAATGTTAAATTTTATTGGAAAGGAGAGGGAATAACGTTTCTGAACAAAAAAAGAAAGGAACAGAAAAAAATGGCAAACAAATATAAATTTATCGATTTGCGTGATGATGCAAAAGAAAAAAAATTTGCGATATATGATGCAAAAGAAAAAAAATTTTTCCAGAATCGGGATACTCAACAACATATATTTGATTCGTTTACTGATTTTTGGGTGAATGTTTTTGAAAATGGTGAGTTTGATTTGGATTTTTTTCAAATTAAAAAAATTTGCCCAGAATGGGTTTTTGGAAGAGAATACTTTGTTGAATATGTCATTCGTGTTAAATACGACACGAAAAATGAAGCGAAAGAAGCGAAATTTAAAAGCATAGGCGATTTACTTTATGATTTTGAATATTGCGATACAGATATTATTGACAGAAAGAAGATTATAAAAGAATCTCATAAAATGCCATGATTACCCTCAAAATTCGACTTTTATTTTTTCTTAATGGTTTGGTATGGGTTTTAAAAAATAATCGAAAATACGCGAAATGAGGAGGCGAGAATGTCATTTAAAAAATATATGCACATTAAAAGATTCGAAAATGACGAAGTTGCTGGAATAGAATTAGGAACTTGTCACATATTCCCAAAAATTGACGGAACAAACGGGAGTATTTGGTTTGAAGATGAAAAAATAAAAGTCGGATCAAGGAATAGAGAGCTCGCAACAGAAGATGATAATGCCGGGTTTTGTGATTATGTCTTAAACGGAGAAAAATCTAAAAATTATAAATGTTTTTTTCAATGCAATCCTAATTTGAGACTTTACGGAGAGTGGTTGGTTCCGCATAGTTTTAAGGATTATCAAAAAGACGCATGGAGGAAGTTTTATGTTTTTGATGTTTTTGATGATGAAAAAGAAGAATATCTGAGTTATGAAAAATACAGATTGTATCTTTTTGAACGCGATATTGATTTCATCCCTCCGCTTTGTGTTATAAAAAATCCGACAAAGGATAATATTTTGCACGAATTGGAAAGCAATTGGTTTCTTGTCGATAACGGCAAAAATACCGGTGAAGGTGTTGTTGTTAAAAATTATAACTTCCGGAATAAATATGGAAGAACAACATGGGCAAAAATGATCACGAACGAATTCAAAGAAAAACATTCAAAAAATCAACCAACAATAAAAAAATCAAAAGGCGGAATAGAACAGAAAATAGCTGAAAAATATATATCCGAACATTTTGTAGAAAAAACTTATGCGAAAATCGTAAACGATATCGGAGAATGGGATAAAAAATTTATTCCAAGATTGCTACAAACGATTTATTATGATTTGATAAACGAAGAAATTTGGAGTATTATTAAGAAAAATAAAAATCCTGTTATTGATTTTTCAAGACTTTATGGGCTTATGATTGCAAAAATAAAAGAAATAAAACCCGAATTGTTTTAAGGAGCGATAATGGGAATAGTTGAATTAAAAAAACCGAATGAAAACAATATTGAATTAAAAATTGTAATAGCATGTGTGATTTCTGATGAATTTATAAAAAAAATCATTCCGATATATCAGCGTGATTACATAATAAACAAGAATATGAGAAAGATTATTGAATGGAGTATTGAGTATTTCAAAGATTATGGAAGAGTACCAAATAAACATATAATTGACAAATTTGATGAAAAAAAAATAAAATATGAAGATGCTGAAAATGAATTGATTCAAATTCTTATAGAAAAAATCTCTGTAAATTTTGAGTTAAAAAATTTTAATGATTCGTATGTTTATGATTTGGCTGTAAAATATTTCAAAAAACGATCATTGATGCTGTTTACAAAAAAAATTGAATTAGCTCTTGAAAACGATAAAACGGAAGAAGCTGAAAGGATTTACGATGAATATAAAAAAGTCGAACATCAACTGAGCGGATGGTATAATCCTTTTAATACGGAACACATTAAAAATCATTTTGCAAATCGCGATAAAAACAATCTTTTTAAATTTCCGGGAGTTTTGGGAGAATTGGTTGGGCATTTTAAAAAAGGACATACATACGTTTATTTGGGGATCCCAAAACGCGGGAAAACATCATGGCTTCAGGAAACAGCGTTATTGGCCATAGAAAAACATCTTCGCGTAGTTTGGTTTTCTTTTGAAATGACGATGGAAGCAACTGATGATAGAATTTATAAGCAAATTACAGGGAAATTGGACAAAAACAATGATGAATATGATTTTCCTTATTTTGATTGTCTTTTAAATCAGTCTCTTGAATGCAGAAAACCGAACAGAGTAAAAAACAAAATATCAGTAGTAGGCAAAGATTATAAAATATGCGTTGATTATAAGACGGTTGATCATAAAATTTGTACAGAATGCAGAGGTAGCAAACATTTTATTCCGTCTGTATGGTATAAATCAAAAAAAAAACAAAAAATGAGCGAACACCATGTTTTAAAAAAGAGCAAACAAATAGAAAGATTAAAATTGAATAATCTCAGAATCTGTGTGTATCCAAAATTCTCGGCAGGATTTTTCAATGTTGAGCGCGATTTGGAAATATTGGAGAATCAGGAAAATTTTATTCCGGATGTGATCATTCTTGATTCTATACAGTCAATGAGTGGATGTGAACAAAAGCATGATATCATCGATCTGATGTATCGGAATGCGTGTGGTCTGGCCGGATCAAGATACGCTGCTTTGTTTACGGCGCATCAGGGCGATTATGATGCACTAAAAAAGGACAATCTCGATGAAAAAAATGTATCCGGATCAAAAATCGGAGTTTTGGCCAATGTCGACGGAGCTTTGTTTTTATCGCAGTCAAAATATGAAAAGAGGTTAAAATACATACGGATTGGTTGGTTCGACAGACATGGGGATTTTTCAGACAGACAAGCGGCGTGTTTACAATGCCGGGATTATGGGAAAATGTTTGTTGATTCAGAATGGCATAGAAAAATCGAGAAAAAAAGAGATTTTATATGATTTTTGAAGGAAATTTGATGGATTGTATTGATATTTGCTGATAATTGACTGTAATCAGCTATTTTCATGATTGACTTATAAAAAAACTTTGTTATTTTATTTTAAATAATAAAAAAGGAGAAAGAAAATGGCAAATCAAGAACATTTGGAAATTTTGAAAAGCGGAGTAAAAAAATGGAATGAATTTAGGATGAAAAATCCGGGTATAATTATAGATTTGTCCAAGGCTTATTTGTCCAAGGCTGATTTGTATAATGTCAATTTGTCCGAGGCTGATTTGCCTGAGGCTAATTTGTTTGGGGCTGATTTGAGATGGGCTGATTTGTCCGAGGCTGATTTGCCTGAGGCTAATTTGTTTGGGGCTGATTTGAGATGGGCTGATTTGTCCGAGGCTGATTTGAGACGGGCTGATTTGTCCAAGGCTGATTTGAGACGGGCTGATTTGTCTGAGGCTTATTTGTTCGAGGCTAATTTGTCCGAGGCTAATTTGTTCGAGGCTGATTTGTTCGAGGCTGATTTGAGATGTGCTGATTTGTCCGAGGCTTATTTGAGACGGGCTAATTTGTCCGAGGCTAATTTGTTCGGGGCTGATTTGTTCGGGGCTGATTTGTTCGAGGCTGATTTGCCTGATTATAAAATTTGCCCGACATATGGAGAATTTCATTGTTGGAAAAAAGGAAGGGATGAAGATATAATAAAATTAAGGATCCCTGCTTTTTCAAGAAGAACATCAAGTTTGATTGGAAGAAAATGTAGATCCGAATATGCCTTTGTTATTGAAATTAAAGATGAAAACGGGAAAATAAAAAAAGAATCTACAGGATCGATTAGGCCGGAATTGCGATATATTGTTGGGAAGTATGTCAAAGCGGATAACTATGATAATAATCCGAAAACTGAATGTTCTGATGGAATTCATTTTTTTATGACTTATGAAGAAGCTCTTAAATATTGACAATCTCAAAAACATATATATAATATATGATTATGATTGCGCTCCTTTAAGGGGACAACGTCGTCTGTCCTAGCCAACAAAGCGGATATCGGATAGCAATCGCTCACCAAAAACATTTTCTGGCAATATCCGCAAGACGACACATTTTTAAAAATATTAAAAAAAAGGAGAATTGAAAATGAGGATAAAAGCGAAAGAAGATAAAATTAGGGTAGAAGTTCTTGAAATTTCAAAATTTAAAGGGATGATATGAAAATACAAAAGGATGAATTATTAAAAAAAGTTCAAATTCTGGCCCCTTATGCAAAAGACAATCCAAGATTAGAAAATTGCGATTTGTTGTTTTTTTACAACAACAGAATTTGGGTTACCAACGGTTTGATTTTGGTATCTTCGAAATTTGAAACAGACGAAAAAACGTTTTCCATTCCCGCTAACGAATTAGTAAAATTTCTAAAGAAAACAAAAGAAACAGAATTTGATTTAAAAATAGATGAGTCGTCTGTTTCTTTTGTATCGAAATCAATAAATCTTGATTTCGGAATAACAGACATAGAAAACGAGGTTAAGCGATTTTCTTTTGAAATTGGTGAATTTGAACAACTAAATGAAGATTTTTTCGAAGCATTGGAAATTTGTCAAAAAACGGCGAATAAAGACAAAGATCATATTTCAAGTAGTGTTGTGTTCGATATTGATGCTGCGACAGGAGGAGCGAGGATAGCAGCCACATGTTGCGATGTAGATATAAAATCTTCTTTTTGTATTCACCCGATTGTATCAGAATTCATTATTAAAAACTATCCGATTGAATATTGTGTGCTTCCTGAAAATGTTGTTGTAATGAACGGAGAAGATTATCAAATAAAATTCAAAAGTCATGATATTTCTAATTTTGACGGATGGAGAAGATTTTTTGAAGATTTTGAAGGCAATGATATTGAATTTCCGAAAGATTTTGATAAAGTTATTGACGAATGTGTTATTTTTAAAGATGATGATAACGCAATAAATATAAAAATATTCGAGAATGAAGCGGTTATTATCGGCAACAAAGGCGCAAAAGGCAGAATCAAAAAGAATATCGAATTCGACGGATTTAACGAAAATATCGAATTTTTTGTTGATTCTGATTTGTTCTATGATTCTTTAAAATTGACAAAAAAGGCAAAAATCAACGATCATGGGATTATGTTCATCGGAGAAAAATTCAAAAGAATAGTAAAGATAAAATCTGTTTAGTAAGCCTAATTATAATTTTTTATCGAAAGGAGAAAAATAAACAAATAATAATATGTCTATGTCAAAAAATAATTTGATTTTCGTGTGAAAGCCTCGTAAGCCGATGTAAAAACCAAGTCAGGAATGGCGTTAATTCGGTTGGCTTGCCGGATTTTAGGTCTGAATAGCTCGGACATCGGCGTATAACAGTAAGAAATGGAGATTATAACTATGAAAAAGATACCGACGATTGTGTTCAAACAACGTTCAAAGCATGATTTGTGATTGTCACAAAATCTAAGTGTTGCGGAATTCAGAAAATTGATAAAAACAATGCAATCCGTACTTGATACTATCGAGATGTAAGAATGATATGGAAAAAATAAATATGAATTTCACCCATCTGCATGTACATAACGAACATAGTCTTTTAGATGGTTTCGGATCTGCAAAAAACTATGCAAAAAGAGTAAAAGAACTTGGATTTGGAGCGCTTGCATTGACAAATCATGGAGGTGTTTCCGGTCTTATCGAGTTTCAGGATGAGTGCGATAAGCAAGATATAAAAGCTATTCACGGATGCGAGTTATATCTTGTCGAAAATATGTATAAAAAAATAGGCAAGGAAAAACGATATCATCTGACTTGTCTTGTAAAAAATAAAAAAGGTTGGGCAAATTTATGTAATATCATTTCAAAATCAAATTTGGAGGGATATTACAAACGTCCAAGAGCAGATTTTGAAACCGTTTTGAATCATTGCGAAGGGCTTGTAATTTTATCCGGATGTGCGAGTAGTTATCTTTCCGACTATAATTGGAATGATAATGTAAAAAATTTTCATGTTGAATTAAGTAACAGATTAAAAGATGATTTTTATTATGAAGTTCAGGCGCATGATTTGGATATTCAGAAATATGTTAATTTAAAATGTCTTGAATTATGCAATACAAAATTAGTTGCCTCATGCGATTGTCACTATATTAACGAAGATGAAAAGATAATCCAGGAAATTATGCTGGCAATTCAATCTGGTAAAACTTGGAATGATCCGAACAGATGGAAATTCGATAGTTCTCATTTGAAAACAGCGCTTGAAGTTTTACAAGATTTTAAAAAACAAGAAATATTATCAAAAAAACAAGCAAAAAGAGCAATAAACAATACACAGGAAATTATTGAAAAATGCAATTTCAGATTCGAACAAAGAGAAATTTCATTGCCGGATGTATGCGAAAATCCGGATGAAAAACTGAGAGAGTTGGTATACAAAAAACTCCCTAATAAAAAAATATACAAAGAAAGAATTGAAAGGGAACTTGGTGTAATATCAAAAAAGGGGTTTAGTAATTATTTTTTAATCGTCGAAGATGTTGTAAATTATTGTAAAAAAAACGGTATTCCTGTAGGGCCTGGAAGAGGTAGCGTTTCGGGAAGTTTGGTTGCGAATTTGATAGGAATCACTGCCAAAGAACTCGATCCTGTAAAATACGAGATGATGTTTGAAAGGTTCCTCGATGAAAAAAGAGATGCGTGGCCCGATATTGATGTTGATTTTGCTCCTGAAAAAAGATCGAAGGTTATAAAATATGCAAGACTAAAATTCGGGGATGCTGTTTCTATTCCAACTTTTTCAAGAATGAAGGCGAGAGGTGTTGTCAGAGATGTTTCAAGAGTTTTTAACATTCCGCTTAAAGAAGTAGACAAATTTACAAAAGCTATTGATGACAAAACAGAAAACGCAATTCAAAAGACGATTGATGAAACATACGAAGGTCGCGAATTTAATGAAAAATATCCTGAAATAGTCAAATATTGCAAAAAACTTGAAGGAACAATAAGAAATTATGGACAACATGCTGCGGGATTTGTTTTTGCGAACGAAGATATAAAAACAAGTGACAGGTGCGCTCTTATAAAAACAAAAGGTGAAATTAGTGTATGTTGGGATAAAAAATATTGTGAGCGAATGGGATTGATAAAGTTCGATTTTCTTGGACTTTCAACATTATCCGTTATTGACGAAACTTTGGGATTAATAAAAGAAAATAAAAATATCGAAATAGATATAGATTCCATAGAACCAAATGACAAGAAAGTAATTTCGGAATTCGCAAATGGCAATACATCTGGGATAATGCAAGCTAATTCGGATCTTCAAACCGGAATTCTTAAAAAAATTAAACCAACAAAATTTGAACATATTTATGCGGTAAACGCAATGTGCCGTCCAGGTCCGTTAAGAGGAGGCGTTGTTGACAGATACGAACAAGGAAAGAATAAAAGAAAGATTTTCAAAACAGGAAATAAAATAGTAGATAATATAATAAAAGAGACGTTTGGAACAATAATATATCAAGAACAGGTAATGATGTTATGTCATGAGCTTGCCGGGATATCTTTATCAGAATCGTACAAAATTATAAAATTAATATCAAAATCCGCTGGCAGTGAATTATACAAATATGAGCAAAAATTCATAGAAGGTGCTGGGAAACGCATCGGAAGTAAGAAAGCAACTAATCTATGGAATGAAATCAAAGAGTTTGGAGGATATGCATTCAATCTTTCGCATTCTTTGGCATATTCCTATATTTCATATCAAATGATGTGGTTAAAATATTATTATCCTGCCGAATTTGCATCCGCATCGTTGATGTATTCGGAAAACGACAAAGACAAACAAGATTTTATAAATATGGTTGGCGATCTTGGGTTAAAAATTATGCCACCAAAAATAGGCATATCCGATGCGAAAAAATGGGTTACAAAAGGAGATAAAATATACACTCCTTTTATCGAAATCGACAAAGCAGGTCCGGTTCTTGCCAAAAAGTTTTCGAAAATGAAATATGAGATTCCAAGCGGATTTTATGTTGCGGAAGATACAAATACCGCCGAAGATAAAATTTTGTATGAAGTCGGAGCAAGGCGGATAGACGAGGGATGGAATGAAAAAAATGAAAAATATTTCGGCTTTAAGGTTTCAAATGATAAATATAAAAATTTGAATTCGATAATTGGTGATAATTGGTTTCAAAAGGATTATGATGATATAAGAAAAGGGATTTTGACGCCGGAATGCGAATGCGAATTGATAACAAAAACAAAATTTAAAGGTCATGATTTTGCAAGTTGTAAGAGATGCGAATTGAGCAAAATTGCAAATCAAATTGTTCAACCATCAATAGGGAAATACAATGTTTTCGTTGTCGGAGAAGCGCCGGGTCCGGATGAAGATAAAGAAGGCGTTGGGTTTGTTGGAAGAGCCGGAAGGGTTTTATGGGATGAATTAAAAAAATATGGGTGTTCAAAAAAGCATTTTCACATTTCAAATATATGCAAGTGTTATCCCGGAAAGATCAACGGAAGAATAAGAAAACCGGAAGATCATCATATTTTGAAATGCGGAGAGTATTTGCAAAAAGAAATTAGAGATTCTAAGTGTCGACTTGTTTTGGCATGTGGCGCCACTACTTTGAAATATTTTCTAAACGAAAACTACGGCATTAAAAGAAAATCAGGTGAATGCTTGTGGATTGATAAAATTGCCGCATGGGTTGTTTTTTGTATTCATCCGGCAAGTGTTTTATATGACAGAGCAAATAAAGGTTTTTTCAACAAAGGGATAAAAAAATTTGTTGCAAAATTCAAAGAATGGAAGTAAAATCAAAAAAAGGAGATTGAAAATGGCAAATTCAGAATATTTGAAAATTTTGAAAAGCGGGGTTGATAAGTGGAATAAATGGAGATTTGAAAATTGGAATATAATCCCAAAGTTGTCCGGGGCTAATTTGTCAGAGGCTGATTTGAGTCGGGCTGATTTGTCCGGGGCTGATTTGTCAGAGGCTGATTTGAGTCGGGCTGATTTGAGTCGGGCTGATTTGTCAGAGGCTGATTTGTCCGGGGCTGATTTGAGTCGGGCTGATTTGTCCGGGGCTGATTTGTCCGGGGCTGATTTGCGTGGGGCTGATTTGCGTGGGGCTGATTTGGATTTTTCATGCCTTCCGTTATGGTGCGGGAGTTTTGCAGCAAAAATAGACAGACGATTGTTTTTTCAAATTGTCTGCAAACTCCACAGATTTGAAATTGAAGACAAGGAGTGTTTGGAATATCTGAAAAAGACAGACGAATATAAAAACATTTTTTGCGAATATAGAGATGTGAAAAAAATTTAAATAAGGGAGAGAAAAGCAGTGAATAAAGAATTGTTGTCGCTTGAATTAAAATCCAGACCAAAAAATTTTGATGAATTTTATGGAAATAATGCACTTAAAATTGGATTGAAAAAAGCAATCGAAAGCAGAAAAAAAAGATCATTTTTGTTTTACGGACCTTCGGGTTGTGGAAAAACTACGCTTGCAAGGATATGCGCGAATTTTATAAATGCTGAAATAAACGAAGTAAACGCAGCGGATAAAGGGAAAAAAGATGACGGCAGGAGGATAAATTTTGAGTCAGAATATAAGGCTTTTGACGGAAGAGATGCAGCTTACATAATTGATGAGCCACAGGAATCATCAAGCGGATTTCAAGAAACACTTTTGAAAACGATCGAAGAGCCAAAAAGCCATGCTTGGTTTTTTCTTTGCACGACTGATCCACAGAAAATCAAAAAGACATTGATCAAAAGATGTGCCGGGTATAATGTTAGAAAGTTCACTGAAAAAGAATCGATCAAACTATTAAAATCGATTTGCAAAAAAGAAAATAAAAAGGTTGATATAGAAATACTAAAAATAATTGCGGATGTTAATGAAGGTGCGCCACGTGAAATGGTTGTCGCTCTTGATAAAATAATAGATATTGAGGATAAAAAAACACAAATAAAATTGGTCGAGAGCGGCATACCATCTTCTAAAAATCCGGAAATAAAAGAGCTTTGCAGAAATTTGATGAACGGAGATTTTGAGAAAACTAATAAAATCCTCAATAATCTTGAATTCAGATATGAAGCAGAAGGAATAAGACACGGGATTTTGAAATATTTTAATTCATGTTGTAGAAAGAGCACGGATGAAAAATTTTTGAAGATCGCTAAATGGTTTGAGGAAAATTTTTACGACAGTGGATATATAGGACTTAGAAACGCTTGTTATGATGCATGCGAGGAAGAATAATGGAAAGAGATTATGAAAAGGATGCAAATCTTGATAAATTCGATTTGGCCGGCGAATGGGACAGACATGTAAATATTTGTGATTATTATAATCGCGAATATGCATTGGCAGTTGAAGAATTACAAAAGGCAGAGGGTGATTTATATATATCAAAAAAAGATGATTCTATAAAAAAAATTAGAGCTAAATTATGGATTGATATAACAAAATATCCCAGAAAATACGGAATTGAATGTAAGCCTACAAAAGATGTAATAGAAAGTGTTATTTTGGTAAATCCAGAATATTGCAAAACACTAAAAGAATACGGAGAAGAATATAAAAAAGCAAATGATCGATATGCAAAAGCTAGAAAAGACGAAAAAATACTGAAACATGCTTATGATACGGTTATTTGGCACAGGAGAGATACATTTAATATTTATGAGTTAAAACGAGTTTTTCCATTAATGAAACAAAAACAGAAAGGATTAATTAAATGAAAAGAAGCGAAATGCGAAAATTTAAAAACAAAATAAAAAATCAGTATAGCGTAAAAAGACAGGCGCAGAAAAACGGTGAAAGCATATATGATTATGTAGATATGGTTTTCGGCGGGAAGTTCAATGAATGGAAACCAAAAGCTCAAAAACAAAAACATCAATGCGTTATTGTTCCTTATTTTACTGGAAGATATCCAAGCGTTATTAATAAAAATCTTTTCGGAACATCGTCAGGAGATCCGACGTTTTGTTTTAGACATGTGATTCATAGAAATGTTGGCACATCCGGAAAAGACAGCATGCTGTGTCTGAAACAAACTTATGGGAAATATTGTAAAGCCTGCGATGAACTTTATAATGATAAAAACGGATTATATCTTGATTATGAAAAAAACCAAGAAAGAATTAAACCTATTCGGCCAAAACACAGAATTGCTTGGAATGTGCTTGTTATTTCGGATGATGAAGAAAAAGAAAAAGGATCGCAATTGTGGAGGGTTGCTTATAGCGTAAAAGAGCAATACAAGGGATGGGCGGAACAAATTGACGATGTCGCAGAAGATCCTGATACTGACAGATATGATGATGAAACCGGATTGATTCTTTATTGGGATTGGGAAGAGCAAGGGAGAATAATTTCTTTTACCCAGCTTGATTATGAAGAAGCATGGGGAAAGATGTCAAATGTTGCTTTAAAAAAACGGGATTATTCGGTTGAGGAATATATGGCCAAGGCTTATATAATTGAGGATTTGGTTACGGCTAATTTTGTTTGGAATAATGATAAAGTTGATTGGGCAGCCACAGAACAAAAGTTTATCGAATTTTACGAAGGTGATAATGTTGAATTTCAAAATGATGATCCGGAAAGTGCGGATGAAGATTATAATCAGGAAGAGCATGAAACAATTGAAGTAAAATCAGATAAAGAAATGCCTTGGGATGAAGATAAAGAAAATAGTGATGATTCTGATGATAATGAAAGCCAGATTGTAGAACTTAAAAAACTTGATCTTGATGAAATGTCGAAAGAAGAATTGCTAAAAGTTGTTGAAAAATACTCTGTTCTTTCAAGCATCAAAAAACCAGAGGGGATGGGTAAAGATCAACTTTGGGATGCGATAGACGACATAGTTGATGCTTGATTATTTTTTTACGGGATGGTGGGCGGGAAAATAATTTTTTTTGAAACGAAAGCAAAAAACATAATGGGCAGACAAAAAAAAATAACCGAACAAATAGAAAAATATGTTAAATCAGAAACAAAAGGCAAAAAACAAGAACCAAGCGATTTTATAGATACAGGAGTTACGATTTTAAATCTCGCTTTATCTGATCATTGGCAAGGCGGATATAAGAAAGGCACGATAATAAATTTTGCTGGCGGAAGCAACACTGGAAAATCTTTGTTGGCCGGGACTTGCATGGCTTGTTGCGCGAATAATCCGGAATTCGATAACTACAAATTAAAATATTATGAATCCGAAAACGGCTTTGGCTTTGATGTAAAAAAAATGTTCGGTCAAAAAACATATGATAAAATAGGGGATGTTGAGCCAGTTCCTTATCCTCCGAGACTTGAATTGGTCGCTGAAGAAATTAAAAAGATGTCCGAAGATAAGCAACCATTTGTAGCCGTTTTGGATTCGTTTGACGCATTTAAGGTAAAGGAAGATTTGGAAAGAAAGGAAGGCGAGCAAAGTTATAAAACGGAAAAGGCAAAATACACAACGCAATTTTTGACTACGATAGCGAGTGGGTTGAAAGAAACTAATTCTTTGTTAATTCTTATTTTTCACGAAATGAAAAATTTTGGGAAAGATAGCGTGTTTCGGCCATATAAAAAAAGCCAGATAGGCGCAATAGATTTTATGTCTCAACAAAGATTTTGGGTTCATAATGCCGGAGACATAAATTATAAAGAAGATAATAAAAAATTGTGTCAAATCGGCGGATACATGACTATAAATATCCATCGAACAAAAAGTACCGGATTTGGTTGGAAAACAAGCAAGATCCCATTTTATGCGGATTATGGAATAGATGATGTTCGTGCGAATATTAATTGGCTTATCGAAAGAAAATTCTGGCCGGAATACGATAAACAAGGATATAAGAATCCGAAACATTATGTTCTTACAGATTTCGACAATGAAGCGTTTCCTATTGAATCAAGAAAAAAAAGCGATGACAGAGAAAGCGGAACAATTATTGAGTTTATTGAAAAAAATAATTTGGAAACAGAATTAAAAAAAATTGTCGGGAAAAGATGGCTTGAATTTGTTGAAAGCATCAAAACAGAAACAAAGGTTAGAAAGAGGCGTTTTGAGTAAACACATCCTTATTGATAGTAACAATTTGGCAATGATTACTTTTAATTCATTATCGAGAGAGATGGATATTGAGGAAAGTGGGAAAGACATTGTTTATGGATTTATGAATCGTATTTTGAATTTTGCCGAATTTTTCAAAACGAACAGTTTTGTTTTCTTTTTTGATTCAAAAAAATCATACAGAAAAGAAGTTTATTCCGAATATAAAGCAAATAGAAAACCAAAAAACAAAGAAGAAAAAAAGAGATTGATGGTGGCTTACAAATGGATAAAAGAATTGAAAGAAATAATTCAGCAATTGGGATTCAATTTTTTTATTCAAGATGGATACGAATCGGATGATCTTATTGCCGAATTTTGTAATATTTATTCTGATGAAAATAAAATAATAATTTCATCTGATTCGGATCTGTCGCAACTTATAAATAACACTACAAAAAGATATTGTCTTAGTGCGAACGTGATTTATAATAAAAGAAAATTTTTTGCAAAGTATGGATATTATCCGTTAGATGTCATAAAAATTAAAACGATCGCGGGGGATAGTTCTGATAATATAAAAGGATCTGAAAATGTCGGAGAGAAAACAGCGTTGAAATTTTTGAAAGGTGAGTTAAACAAAAAAATCAAAGCGTATAAAACTATATTGAAAGACAAAACGATCCACAAAAGGAATTACAGGCTTATCAAACTGCCTTATGCTTTTGGCAAAGAAAAAATAAAAGAACTTGAATATTTTGAAACGAGTTTTGATATTGGCGATTTTGACGGATTATTTAAATATTATGGATATAATTTGAGTAAAAACGAATTAATAAGATGGGAAAATTTTTGCAATGGAAGTTTTTCTTGATATTGAAAAAATTAGAAAAATAATAAAAAAACGAAGATACAAATATAAAGAACTTGCAGAAATGTGTGGCTCGGATTATGATGATTTTGTTGATATGCTGAGGATTAAAAAAAATAATAGACATCACAAATCAATTATATCTTTTATTAGAATGTGTTCAATTTTTGACATTGATCCTTTTGAATTTTTGCAAGAAAAAAAATCGAAATAAAATGAATAAATATTTGAAATTTTCAGAAATAAGGCAATTCAGAGAAAAATTATTAAAAAAACAAAACGGGATATGTCCATTGTGTAAGAAGCAAATTATAAGACCAAGCCTCGATCATGAGCATAGGAAAAAATTAGGAGGTAGTGGATTCATAAGAGGGGTTTTATGTTCAGATTGTAATGCATATCTTGGAAAAATTGAGAACAACGCTAAAAGATATAGTGTGAAATTATATGAAATACCGATGTTTTTGGAGAATGTTGCAATATATTTAAGAGAAGAACATGTGCAAATATTGCATCCTTCCGAAAAACCTAAAAAAAGAAAATTAAAAAAATCATCATATAATAAATTAAAAAAAGCTAATGATGGCAAATATAAATTGCCGAAATATAATGGGAATATGACAAAAAGAATTTCAATATTATTTAACAAATACAACATTGAACCAGAGTTTTACGGACAAAAATATAAATAATTAATTCAGACGAGTGTGAATTTGTTGATTATTATTTTGATCCATGCCCGAAAGATTTTTTATAAGAATGTTAAAAACGCTAAAAATAAAAAATTTTCAATCTCATAAACATACATGTCTTGATTTTTCCGAAGGCCTGAATGTGATTGTTGGCGAATCAGACAAAGGAAAGAGTGCGGTATTACGCGCTCTGAGTATGCTTGTAAATAACGATTTTCCCGGATGCAAATATTTCCCGAATTTTATGGGAGACAAAGGAAAAACAGTCGTTGAAGCTATTTTCAATGATTGCAAAGTAAAACTTGAAAAACGCATAAGCAAAGGAAAAACAAAGAAAAAAGTAAGGCTTGGGAGATATATTTTAAACGATATTCAGAAATTTGAGTCATTTGGTATAACAATCCCCGATCTGGTAGAAAACTCAATCAATATAGGACAGATTAATTTTCAAAAACAACACGATCATCATTATCTTGTTCTTGATTCCCCTGGAAACATAGGAAAAGAAATAAACAAAATAATAGATATTGATTTGATAGATCAATGGATATCAAGTTTAAATTCGGAAATAAATGAAAATAGACGGGAGTTAAGACATATTGATGCAAAATCAAAAAACCTTGAAGAAAAACTGAAAAGATATAAAAGACTTGATGAATTCGAAATAATAATCGAAGAGATTGAAAAAATAACGAAAAAAATAACACAATGTGACAAGAAACTTTTGTTGCTTGAAGAATATAATAAAAATCAATCGGAGTTAGAAAAATACAAGGGTAGATTAAAATTTGCAGCTCAGAATATCGAAGAAATAAAAAAATACGATTATGACATAGAAGAGCTGGACTATATTTTAGAAAAGTGCGCGGAATATAAAAAAAATATTTGTAAATTACATGAATCAAAAAAAGAATTAGAATCAAAAATATTGAGTTATAAGAAAAAACTAATACAATTAAAAAAATGTCCTGTTTGCGATTCTGATATTAATGGCGATTTGATAGAAAAAATTTTATTATGAAATTTGTTTGTTTGTCGGATATCCATTTAATCGAAAAGAATCCGGGATGTCGAAAAGACAATCTGGTTGAGGAACAATTTAAAAAGTTAAGTTTTATATTTGATTATGCGAAAAAAAATAATTGCAGAATATTGCAAGCCGGAGATTTTTTTGATAAACCAAGGTCATATTTTTTGCTTGTCAGATTATTTGAAATGAATATGCCGCAAATAATATCAGTCCCAGGACAACACGATATGTACAATAGAAATTTGATGTATAACAATTTTGATATCCTGTCAAAAACCGGATATATAAATTATTGCGGGGGTGGAAATGATATAGAATTTGAAAATATTGTCATTAAAGGATGCCCTTATGGAGCAGAATTACCAAAACCAAGTCAAAACACGAAGAATATTTTGGTAATTCACGCTCCGATTAGGGATGAAGAGCTGTATCCGGGTCATATTTATACAGATGCTCATAAATTTTTAGTAGAAAACAAATTTGATTTGATTGTTTGCGGAGATATGCATAAGAAGTTTTATAGTGATTATGGTGGTAGATATATAGTAAATTCTGGATGCATGAATAGAACAAAACGAGATTTGTATGATCATTCTCCCGGATTTTGGGTTTTTGACTTTGATAAAACACAATTAGAATGGATCGAAATACCACATGAATCAAGTGAAAAAGCGATCGATATGTTTACAGAAATTGAGGACAGAACGGATATTGATTTTTCTATTTCCGCAAAAAATATAAGTTGTTCCGGAATAGATGTTGTGAAAAATTTAATTGACTTGATAAAAAAAATGAAAATAAAAAAAAGAGTTTTAAAAGTTATAGATAACACAATAAAAAAAAGCGAATCCGGCAAAATAGACGGATGGAATGACTTTATAAATGAATGGAAAAAGATGAATGAGAACTCCGAGGACTAAAAGCGAACAAAACATTTTGATGATAAAAAAGTTGATTAACGAAGGCCATACTATAAAATGCGCAATAAAAATCATATTGATGAATAGTGATTGCATTTGCGGGAGCGATAAAAATGCAAAATGATGACAGAGCAGATATAGAAAAAATTAAAATAAATATTGCAATGATTGAAAAAAACATAGCGAAATTAATATATGAATTAGAAAAGTTCGATGTTTCGATAAACGATATTGAAAGTGTGATATCAGAAATAAAATTAAAAAAAGAAAAATTTGTAAAAAAAAGAAATGCGAAAATAGCAAAAGCACACGAAATTGATAGAGAGATAAATGTCCGATTTTAAACAAAATTATCTGAAATATAAAACAGAACGGGATTTTTATAGAAAAGAGTTAAAAAATGTGAACAAAAGCAAAAAAAGATTAAAACGTAATATTAAAGAGGAAAAAGATGTTTTGCTTATATTTCAAGAAGTCGCTGCGAAAACACAAACAAAATTTACAGAAACTGTTGAAAAATTGGTAACAATGGCTCTTCAGGATGTTTATGATAAAAATTTCAGATTTAAGTTGATTTTGGAGAGAAAGAGGAGTAAAATAGAATGCAGACCAACAATAAAGGAGGGAAAATTTGAATACGATTTAAAAACAGAGAAAGGCGGAGGTCTTATCCCAATTATCTCAATTGCCATGAGGATAGTTTTGTGGCAATTAATGCCAAATAGAACACGTAATATTTTTATATTGGATGAACCTATAAAATGCAATCTTGGCGGAGAAATGATTTTGAAAACTTTTGCAATGTTAAAATCAATTTCTGAAAAAATGGGTGTTCAGATAATCTTGGTAACACATCATGAGGATTTGAAAGATATTGCGGACAAAGTTTTTGAGGTTAGACAAGAAAACGGGATTAGTTATATAACGGAGATATAGGAGGATTAAATGAAAAAAAATGAAAAAGAAAAAGAAGGATTGAGAAACGGGACACACAAAAAATGTCCGGTATGTAAGACGGTTGAATCAAAAATAAATTGGAATTATTATCCTGACACAAATAACTGGCAGTGTATACATTGTGGAGTAAGTCATATTGATCCTGATGCTGTAAAAATTATAAAATTATATAGCTTGGTGGATCAATGTCAGGATTCTCAAAAAGTTGTTGAAGATATGGAAAAAATCGCAAAAGAAAGAAATATAAGATTTACAACGAAAATGGCGGATTGGTTGTATACGGAATTAAAGAAGCGAGAAACAAAAGAAAAAGAAATTTGTATTGATGATCAGATATTTAAAAATTGGCCATTTGTAATAGAAAAAGTTATTTTGAAATGTTATGGTAGTACAAGAGCCATGACAGTTATAGATGTGGAAACAAATATAGAATATGCGCTTAATGGCATCGCTAAGAATTATATGGAAAAAGGTCACGATTTTGAGCTAATAGATTCGATTTGGAGAGACGATATTGAAAATGGTTATAAAATTTCGCTATCTCCGGTTATTGCTTATGTGGAATCTTTATACGAGCAAAATTTTACGAATAATGATGAGGAATAAAAAAATGGCGATACCAAAATACAGAAGATGTATTTGGAATGTTACAAGAAAACAATATAGTGCATTTAAGCCGATTTGTCGCTGGCCTGATAGTATTATGATGAGTCACAAAATACCACCACATGTTTTTATAAAAGTTGATGAAACCAATTCTGAGGTTTGCAAAGTATGCAAAGCGTTTTGTGATGAAAAAGATGGTTAAAAAATAATATAAAAAAGGAGAGAAAATGAAATATAATGAATTTCTTGAAACGAAAAGTTATTTTGATAAGCCATCCGGGTTTGAACCAAAAAAAACAAATGATAAGTTATATGATTTTCAAAGGGATTCCGTTAAATGGGCTATTCGAAAGGGCAGGAGTACATTGGCTTTTGCTCCTGGGCTTGGTAAAACCCCGTGCCAACTTGAATGGATACAGCAATGTATAGAAAATACAAACAAACCTGGGCTGATTTTTGCTCCATTGGCTGTATCGAAACAAACTGCAAGAGAGGCTGAAAAATTCGGTTATCCGAAAGCAAATATTTGTAACGATATGAAAGATGCGAAAAAAGGTATAAATATTACAAATTATGAAAAAATGGAGAAGTTTGATTTTTCAGCATTTCCACAAATTGTTCTTGATGAATCAGGCATTTTAAAGCATTCGACGAGCAAAACAAGGAATTGGTTTACCAAACAATTAACTGGGACTCAATATAAATTGATGTGTTCGGCTACCCCTTGTCCTAATGATTATACAGAAATAGGCAACCATGCTGAAGCGCTTGGTGTTATGAAATTGAAAGAAATGCTTTCAATGTTTTTCGTTCATGACGGAGGCGATGTTTCAAAATGGAGACTACGAGGATATGCGAAAGATGAAAAATTTTGGCAATGGCTTTCCTCTTGGATGATTATGATGCAATTGCCATCGGATTTGGGATACGATGACAAAAGATTTGTTTTGCCAAAGTTAAATAAAGAGTTTGTTGTTGTAAAAACAAAACACGATTGGACAAAAGACGGATTTTATACTACGGGGAAAAAGGCTTTGAATGAGAGAAGAAAAGCAAGAAGGAACACCATAAAAGAAAGAACGATTGAAGCAAAAAGAATAATAGACGAAAATCCTGATGAAAACTGGCTCATATGGTGCGGGTTGAATGCTGAAGGAACAGAACTTGCAAAAGAACTTGATGCTGTTGAGGTTGCCGGAAGACATAGCGACAGACATAAAGAGGAAACCGCCATAGCTTTTCAAAAAGGACAAATTAAAAGACTTGTATCAAAACCGTCAATATTCGGATATGGGTTGAATTTTCAAAAACATTGCAATAATCAGATTTTTGTAGGTCTTTCTGATTCATGGGAGGAGCTATATCAGGCTGAAAGAAGGATATGGAGATTTGGACAAAAGAAAGATGTAAATTCTTTTATTGTTATATCCGATCAAGAATCTTGCGTTTTAGAAAATATTAAAAGAAAAGAAGAACAAACTATTGAAATGTTTAATAAAATCATTGAAAACACAAAAGATATAACGAGTAAAAATTTGGATAAAACAAAAAAAACAGAAACTCTGTATAATCCGATTTTTAAAATGGTATTGCCTAATTTTATTTAAGTTTTTGGAGGTTATTATGGATAAAAAATTTTTCTATAACTCGTATATATTCGGATATCCTGAAAAATACTATCCTGAAAAATTAGAAAAACCAAAAGTAAAAGGGAAGGATACAAGGAATGGAAGATTTGTTCTTGTTTGGTCGAATGATAAGGAAAAAGAATATTACATGAAAATCTTGGGGATAGATGGGAAAAAAGTTATATATTCGTTTTCTGAAATGAATAAGGAGAAAAAATGAAATTTTTCATACCTACATACAACAGATACGATACAATTTCTACACATAAAATTTTTCCAAAAGCAAAAATAATAGTGCATAACAAAGAACAATACGATTTGTATCGTTCCAATCCATCAATTAGAAAAAAAAATCTGATAATATCAAATGCAAAAACGGATCAATTTGGATTAACGAGGCAAAGAGAATTTGTGACAGAAAATCTTGTTGAAAAAGATGAATGGTTTGTGTTTGCGGATGATAACATCAAAAATATTAGTTGTGTGTCGGATGAATATTATAATACGGAAAAAATCGATTTTGAAAGAATAAAAGATAATAAATATTGGAGCTCTGTTTTTTCAAACGAGTGTTGTGTAGATATTTTTATTGAAAAATGCAAAGAGATGATTGAAATTTCTGAAAAAAACAACGTTAGAATGTGTTCTTTTGCAACAACACCAAATTTTTACTTCAGAGCGAAAAAATACAGATTTGTTGGTTATTGCATAGGCAAGTTGATTCTGATTAAAAATGATCAATTAACTTGGGATCATACGATAACAATGGAAGATTTCAGAAATACGGCAGATCATCTATTAAGATTCGGAGTTGTTTTAATAAATAATTTTATACATCCTATATCAGGACATTATGAAAAAGGGGGAATGGGAATATATGATGAGAGAGTAGAACACAGACTAAAAGATGTTAAAAAATTAATGAATACATATCCTGGTTTGTTTTGTATTAAAAAAAGAAAGGGGTTTGTTGATGGTACGGATTTAAGAATGAGATTTCATTCAAGGAAACAAATAGAAAATTGGAGAAATAATTTTAAATCAAATATTGTTATAAAAGAAAAAAAGAAGAAACAAAAATTTTATAGTAGTCCGAGATGGTCATCAGAAGCCGTTGATTGCGCGTTGCCACTAACTTTTGATCAATATTCAAATTGTTTTTATTCTTGCGTTTATTGTTTTTCGCAATACCAAAGAATGCTGATAAAAGGCAAAGGGAGAGAGGATTATATAAACAAAATCGCGAATTATGTAAATGTTGAAGCAGTGAAAAGGATTTTTAGAAATAAAACCAAAACTCAATATTCCGAATTCATAAAAAACAAAAAAGCATTGCAATGGGGCGGTTTGTCCGATCCGTTTTGTAATTTTGAGAAAAAATATGGAATTGGCCTTGAACTTATTGATTTTTTTAGAAACGAACTTGACTATCAAATCTCATTTTCTACTAAATCTTTTTGGTGGTCAGAGGATGAGAGATATATAAATTTTTTTAAAAATAATAAAAATTTTCATGTAAAATTCACTTTAATAACAACAAATGAAAAAAAAGCAGCATTTTTAGAAAAAAGAGCCCCGTCACCAAAAAAAAGATTAAAAGCAATTGAAAATATCGCAAAATTAAATCCTGGCGGAATAACATTGAGATTGAGGCCGTATATATATGGCGTATCTGACAATCATAAGGAGCTTATAAGCAGAGCGGTTGATAGTGGTATTGATTCTGTTAGTCTTGAATTTTTTTGTTTTGATTACAGAATCACAAAAGAAAATTATAAAATTTTATGTGATATATCAGGTTACGACATTGCAAATTTTTATAAAACGTTTACCTCAAATAAAGGCAGTCCGTTAAGATTGAATAGAAATATAAAAAGAGATGTTGTTGAAGACATTAGGCAATTATGCGAATCGAAAAATATAAAATTGTTTGTAAGTGATTGTCATTTTAAAGAAAAATCATATCATTCTTGTTGTTGCGGCGTTCCTGAAAATTTTAATTTCTGCAAAGGCCATTTTTGTAATGCGGTTTTATTATGTAAAGATAATAAAAGGGTTGGCTGGGATGATATTTCATGCGAGATGGTCCATTTTGAAAATGTAAAATACGCTTTGTTTAATGAAAAATGCGAAACAAGAGCGATGTATCATGGTTTTACAATAAAAGATTTCTTGCATTTTTTGTGGAATAATCCGGATCATAGTTTGTCTCCGTATAAAATTTTTGAAGGGATTATGACGCCTGAAAGTTTGGATGAAAACGGCAACATTGTCTATAAGTACAATAAAAAACGCGAATAAAGGAGTAAAAAAATGAAAGTAAATGTAATAAACCAAAAAGCGACAGATGATTTTGCTATTTATCATGGCGATAGCGTCGAAGTTTGTAAAGGATTGCCGGAAAATAGCGTTGGGTTTATAGGGTTTTCTCCTCCGTTTTCATCGTTGTTTACGTATAGTAATTCTGTTAGAGATATGGGAAACAGCGTTACAGATGACGAATTTTTTAATCATTTTAATTTCATGATAAAGGATCTTTACAGAATACTTGAGCCAGGAAGAAATTTGGTTTTTCATATACAGAACACAAATCTTACAAAAGAGCATCATGGATATATAGGAACAAAAGATCTAAGAGGTGATTTGATACATTTGTTTGAGAAAGCTGGCTTTATATTTTTTACTGAGTGTGTAATCTGGAAAGATCCGCTTATTGAGGCAGTAAGAACTAAAAATATAAAATTGGCTCACAAACAAGTTGTAAAAGATTCTGTTATGATAGGTTTTGGGCGCAATGATTTTCTTATAGTTATGAAAAAACCCGGCGAAAATAAAAAACCGGTAGCACACAAACAAGGATATTTGAATTGGATCGGTGATGAAAGATTTGATCCGTTAGGAAAATACGACAGCGAACAAAGACACAACAAGCTGAGTCATAACAGATTCCAAAGATATGCGGGAATTTGGTGGGATATAAGACAAACACGTACTCTTGAAACAAAAGAAGGGAGAGATAAAGACGATGATAAACATATAGCTCCGTTACAATTGGATGTTTGTGAAAGATTGATTGAAATGTATACAAACGAGGGAGATATTATTTTCGATCCTTTTGTTGGTATAGGTACATTCGCTTATCAGGCTATATTAATGAATAGAAAAGCTATTGGGAGCGAATTGAAAGAGAGTTATTATAAAGTTGCTGTAAAAAACTGTAAAAAAGCAGTTAAAATTAAAAACGAAAGGAGTAAAAATGAACTACAATTTGTTTAAAAAAGAAGTTCATGATTTGGCGGTTGAAAAAGGTTGGTATGATAAAAAACGAGAAATGAAAGAATTGGTATTTCTTGTTAAATCAGAATTGTTTGAGGCTTTTGAAGAGTATAGAAAGGGGAATTTTGAAACATATTATGAAGACAAAAAACCTTGCGGATTTTATGTGGAATTGGCTGATATTTCTATAAGAGCTCTTGATATTGCGGGATTTTATAATGTGGATGTAAAAACTGATGATTATTCTCATCATAAAAATAGTTGTTTTATTATTGATTGGTTTGACTATATGGATGAATTTATGAGAAGTTACAAAAATTTGACAAAAAGCGAGTATGTTACTCAGATTTTGTGTGATATAGAAAATTTTTGTTTTAACAAAAATGTTGATATCCATAAAATAATTCTTGAAAAGCATAGATATAATAAGACGAGATCGAAAAGGCATGGTGGAAAAATATGTTGACAATCGAATAGAACAATGATAAAAAAATAGAAAGGAGAACGGAATGGATTGCACAGATTGCGATAAGTATTTTACTTGCAGATTTGTTGAAAAAGCAAGAGGGATTTTGGAAAATATTAGATTGATAGAAGATGGTTTGGATATGAAAGAAAAATTGTTTCATATTCTTGCCGTAAGTTGTTATGATTATAAAAACGAAAGAAAGGATTAAAAAATGTCAGGGCTTGATGCTATAAAAAAATTTTTTGGTGAGGATTGTGATGGTAAAGGCAGGGAATATTCAAAAGTAACAAATACGGAGATCCTTCAATTTAAAAAAGCCGATCCGGAAGGGTTTGACGAAGTTAGAAACGCATGTGTTGAATATTTTAATACTTGCGGAACAATTTAATAACACAAAACGCGGAAATAGCTTAATGGTAGAGCAAAACCTTTCCAGGGTTTATGTGTGGGTTCAAACCCCTCTTTCCGCTTCAAATAATGCGGTGTAGGGAAGTCTGGTCATCCTATGAGGTTCATACCCTCATGATCGCAGGTTCGAATCCTGCCACCGCTATTAAAAAAAATAGAAAGGGATAAAAATGTACAACAATGACCATCCGGAAAAACGAAAAGATGAAATTTGGATAACAAATTGTGATAATGATGGATATTCAAAAGAAAAGGAAGAATTGCTTACGATATAAAAGGCAAAATTGTTAATGGTCTTTTCCCGGTATTCGCAAAAAAAGAAGAAACAGAAAAATATATCAAATGAAAAAAATAGTAATAATAAACGGATATAATGGCGTAGGAAAAAATGAATTCGTAAAAAAAGCAAAAGGATTGTCACAAAATATTTTTGAAATAGACACGGCGAAAGATTATAAAGAAATTACGAAAATTTATTACGGATGGAATGGAGTGAAAAAAGATGATAAAACAAGAAAATTGATTTATGATCTTAAAAAACTCGCAATCGAATACAATGATATCCCTTTTTGTAATGCTTGCAGTATGATTGATGAAATTAAGAATTGCGAGAATTATATTGTATTTATCCATTGTAGAGAGCCAAAAGAAATAAAAAAGATTGTTGATAAATACAATTCTGTAGTTTTGCTAATAGATAGAATGAATTCAAAACCAGCGAATAACGGGGCTGATATGTCTGTAAAAATGACATATTATGATTATATTGTTGATAATTACGGATCGATTAAAGAACTTGAACAGGAAGCGAAAAGTTTCATTAAATGGTTGGAACGGAGTGAAAAAATGACGGAAATGGAACAAAAGGATTCAATTCTATCTATGGTAACGAATAAACAAAATATAATAAAATGCGAATGGTGCGGGGCGAATATTATGCTGGCTGCGGATGATTATGTGATTATCGGATGCGCTCACTATCTCAAAAATTGCCTCGGTGTATCGGATTTCGAAAAAAAAATATCAGAATACAGAAATAGTGGCAGAAAACCGATAAGCTACGATGAATGGAAGGATATATCGGAAAAACTTGGATATGAAACTGTCTCAGATATGCTTTGGTGTGAGTATTATGAAAAAGATCAATCCGCAGAAAAATTATCAGATCTTATAGGGATTGATAAAAAAACAATAATAGAAAAAACAAAAAAATTTATTCCGTTAAAAAAAGATCGAATTGATTGGAATGGCAAATCGATATTGCTTGGGTATGAGTCGATAGAGGATTATATAGAAAAAAATTATATTGACGGAGGGAAAACAATAGTGGAAATGGCATCGGAATTGGAGGTATGGTATAAATCAATGCATGACAAATTGAAAGGTTATTAAGCGAAAAAGTTTCAAGATAAAGAGTATATTGAATCTATATGTTCTGGAATTAATAACAAATATGAATTTAAAGAATTTATGATGAGTTTTTTCACATCTTCTCGTTTTGGAGAATTAATAAAAGGGATATTGGAAACTGAATAAGCGAAGGATCTTGGTAAACATGGGAAAAATTGGTGAAAGAAAAAAAATAATAAGAGAAATAATCAAATTGCCAAATATTTCTTATATGACGTTTTTGGTTGCCTCAAGTATTGCCAAAAAACATGATCCGAAAAAAGCAAGAGAAATTGATGAAATAATCAAAAGAACAGAAGCAAAAGATGCAAACCATTCTTTAAGCAGAATCGAAAAAATTTTGAAAGATTGAGAAAAATGGTAAGGGGTGAACCAACATTACTTCAAGTGTTTTTTTGCAGACATGATTATGATTTTGAAAATTATGTAAGATCATATGATTTGCAAGGAAAAATTACAGATATTGTTTATTGTAAAAAATGTGGTTTGGGAGAATATAAATATACATTAAGAAAAAAGAAATTTAAATATAGAAAAACATTGAAAATTTTAAGAAAACCAAATATAGCGATAGAATTGAAGGTTGGTTAAAGTGTTTGGACTATTTTGAAATATGAGAATTGATGACGGCAGATCAAGAGCGTTTTGGGATATAAATCTGGAAATATGAAATCATTAAAGATAATAAAATTAGAATTAGGGGAATTCGCAGTTCAGGATGATGTTTATGATAAATTGAATATAGATGTTGAATCTATATTTAATTTGATTAATTCGAAGAAAAAACAAGTAGAAGAACTGTATAAAGAATTGGATTTGATACAGGAAAATGAGCATGATAAATATGATAAAATAGACAAAGAGATTGACAGAATAACAGATAATATAAACGAACTTAATTTAAAATTAACAGATTATTATACGGAAAAAGAAAATATTATGTTGAATTATTGCATAAAAACAGATGTTAAAAATGATTTGGTTGATTGGATTGCTGAGTCGAAGAAATTAAGAGAAAAAAGACAGGATATATGGAAAGATTGGTGAAATAATTGGAAAATTGGAAAAATTTGTGAAGTAAAAAAACAGAATACGGATGGCAAGTTCGGAATATTCACATTATTTCGAAAGAGATATGAGCGAAGAAAAAGTTGAAGATTATGATTTTATAGAAGTTTTATTGGACGATATTTATTCTCATTTTATTTATCAAGAAATATGTCCGGAAGATCTTTTATGACAGCAAGAAAAAGAAAAATACAAAAAATAAGAAAAGAATTTGAAAACGGAGATAAAAACGGAAAATTCAGTTCTGTAAGAGAATTGGCAAAAAAATATAAAGCAAATCCGTCAGATATCTATAGATTTATTAAAGAGGAAAATTGGGACTATAGTAAAAGCACAAAATACAAACCAGCACCAAGAACGGCAAAAACAAAAAATAAATTAAACCACCATATGATAAAAAAGGTTGAAAAATTTGGCGGGATGCTTTCAGGGAAGGGGCTGGCGACTCTTCTTGGTATCACAGAATCGACTTTGATACGGTATAAAAAACTTGGTGAAAAAACACATTTGAAAGTTGTTGAATTTATTGAGAAAAATAAAATTACAGGTGATAAAATTGATATTTTGCAAATAGCTGATAATATTAAAGAATTTTCGAAGGATGAAAAGTACGCATTAAAATTTATACTTACACTCGATAAATCCATAGCTGATAAGGAGGCTTACTATATTTCTATTATCGAGGATGCCATAAAGGGTTATGAGATTCCTGATGAGAGAATAGAAACCATTGTAGACGAAAAAGGGAAAAAACAACTAAAAAAAATAATAAGTAAAATACATGTTAAGCCAGAACCAAAATGGGCTGCTTGGATGTTACAACACAAACAGGAATTCAGAGACAGATATGTAAAACCTACTCATAGCGAAGTTGTTTTGTCAGGCGGAGATAAACCAATATTGATAGAGGAAAAAAACAAACAAATAGATGAATTAATGCAAAGATTCGTAAAACAATTTCCTGTTGAAGCAGTCGAAGTGGAAGAAACGAAATTAATTGAGGAGTGAGTGATATGGAAATAGAAATAACAAAAGCAGATGTTAAGAAGTTTATGGATATGTTTGGGAAGATTATTGAAAAATTAGGGGAAATAAGTAATAATATAGAGAGGATAACTATTGATAAAATAATTGAGGAAATATTTTTGCGAATCAAAGATAATAATTCGATAGTTTGGGAATGTTTTGAAAAGGATGAAAAGAAATGAATTCTGTTTTTATTATTCCAATCCATAGTATAGCAGGCACGATAACATCAAGCAGCGATGAATTTTATATTTTCGATAAAAAGCATTCCGTTGATTTTATACGCGAGATTATTGAATTAGCTTTGGAGCTTTATGAAAAAGCAAATGATGAAAAGATAATTGAATTTGATGAAGTTTTTCAAATTGAATATGGGAAAACAAAAGAAGGACTTGGGCATTGGTATAAGGAATTTAAAGATAATATTATAATCGAAGAAGGCGTAATTTTGCGTTTTGAAGATAATGATATTCATTGGTGGATTCAAGAATTTTTAATGGATACTTTCACTTGTCAAAGATTTCATTTGGGGTAAAGGAGAATGATATATGCGAAAAGATATGATTGTTAAAATCCATAGCGTTTCCGAATTGGCTATGAATAGCAGCGGGAATGTTTATTTTATTGCAAAAGAAGGATATAAAGAAAAAGCATTTGAGATGTTGAATGCTGTTTTGCAAATTGCCGGAAGTGATAGAAAAGCCGAAGATCTTTTTGATGTATATACATATCCTAATATGGGATATGTATTAGATATTATTGATGATAGATATCATAGCAAAGATTATGATATTTTTGATGAAGATGTACTTAATAACGAGCTCAAAGAACTTTTTTCAGAATATGAAGAAGAAACAAAAAATATGAAAGATCGTTGGGAATATAAAAGAGAAAAATTTCGGCAATTTTTTATAAAGAACAGCGAAAAAATAAGGGATTTCCTTAATGATTCTGATATGAATTACGATGATGAATTTTATATTGTTCCTAAAAACAAGGATCAAGATGCAAATCTTATGGATTATATTTTTGGGATGATTGATGCTGAATATTATTACAGTTAAAGGGGTGAAAAGTGGATTTTAAAAATTTTGACAGAATAAGAATCGACGAAGAAAGTAATTATAGGGCGATATTCTCAAATGGCAAAACAATAAGGATGCCAATTGATCATAAAAAGCCTGTTACTCCATTAAAATATCCGGAGTTTTGGGATGTTAAAATAACAAATGTATGCGACGGAAGATGCCCATATTGTTATCAGGATTCAAAGGAAACAGAAGATCACCCAAAAAACCTCCCCGAAAAAATTAAATTATTTTTTGAAGAAATGCCGAAAGATAAAATGCCATTTCAAGTTGCAATAGGCGGAGGGGAGCCAACAGCACATTCGGAATTTATCGATATTCTTGAAACTTTTTATGATATGAAGATCGTTCCAAATTACACGACAAACGGATCTCTTGTATCGCATTCGAATCCTGATATTCTTGCTGCGACAAAAGAAAAGTGCGGAGGTATAGCTGTTACTGCTCATGAGCATATGGAAGACAGATGGAAAGCGATGGTACGAATAGCAGATCAATGGGATATAGTCTGTCATTTGCATATATTGATATTTGATTTGCATTCTGTAAAATATTTTGAGAAAATTTACAACGAATTCAAAAATCAAGTAGAATATTTTGTGATACTCCCGATGGTTGAAATGGGCAGAGCGAAAAATGTCAAAGTTGATTATAAAAGTTTGTTTGGATTTCTTGATAGTATCGAAAATATTTCTAACATAGCATTCGGAGCACAAGGGTATAACGCATTGATTGAAAAAGGAGGTAGATATTTAAATGGTTTATATGACCCTGAAATGTTTTCGAAATTTGTTGATTTTACAAAAGAAGAAATTATTACAAAAAATAGCTCATTTGAAAGGTAAAATATGAAGATTTGTGAAAAATGTGCTGAGAAAAGAGGTATTAAATTTGAAGAAAAAAAATTACGTTTTGATTATTGTGATGAATGTAAAAGCCCTGACGGAAAAAGAAATTGGGATCTTGTTGGTAAAATAAAAGAAGAAAAAACTCTTGGAATGAATGATGAATACTTGGAGCAATTTTACAACAATGAATGGTGGTAGAAATGGAAGATAAGAAAAAAAATAAAAAATGGTATATGAAATGGTGTTCGATTGTAGGCCCGGCAAAAGGGAAGACAGAGTTTAACACAAAAAAAGATGCGGAAAACTTTGCAGAATTGATGAACGAGCAATACGGTAGTGATTTTCGACATTGGGTTGATAGTGAAGAGAGTATATAAAATGGAAAGATTCGATATTTTAATAAATGATAAATATTGGAAATCTGTCAATGGGAACGATATTAATTCCGCACTTAGCAATAATGGAATAAATGCGGATATATTGCATTTTGGTAATGATAGCGGATTGTTGTGTTTTGATGATGATGATCTTATGAGAGCCGCAAGCGATTGCGAGATATCAGAAGATAATAATTTTATTATAAAATTTAAAAAAACAGAAAATCGATGAAAGGATATTTAAATGCAAAGGTTTCTATTTTTTTTTACAATTCCGGGTCAAAAAGAACAAACAGACGGAAAACAAAAAACGCTGGATGAAGTTATAAGATTTGATAATAATATCGAACATTTAAAAAAACCGGGATTTAAAATGAGGATAGAACAAGTTAAAGAGAATGAACAAAATGGCGATTAAAAGAATTATTGGAAAAGATAAGAAAGATATGGTGAGTAGTGCGGAGGTCATAAAATATCTTATGTCGGAGCTTAAAGCGGAGAAAAGAAGAACGAATATTATTGTTGATTTTATGGCACTTATATTTTCTATTGTTGCTATTATTATTTCTATTATGGGATGGAAGGGGTAAAAATTGAGTTTTAAGAAATTTGCAATCAATCATATTCAAAATAATCCCGGCTGTGATTCTAATGATATTGCCGCACAGTATCGATATTACAATAGATCCTGTTTGACTAAAAGTTGTCAATGGTGTTCTGATTGTGATGACAATGTTCGCAAGCTAATCAAAAGTGGTTATATTGAAAATGGCGGGGTTTCAGGTGGCCCAACATATTTGTATGTGTGTTCTGGCTTGAAAAAAATTTTTAAGTTTTTTAAAAAAAAAGACACGGGGTGATCCCTGCTTTGTTCGGCTACAGGCAATTAATGAAACGATATGTTGAATGATTATAATTTCTTGGGTTATATTTTCTATTATAATTATTATTATTGTTTTTCATCTGTTTCGATATTTTCTTTTCCAAAAATATTTGATAACAGAGAGAAAGGCGAGAACAGATTTGGCTTGCCTTGAGATCGAAGAAAAGAAAAATCAGATTGAAGCAGAACGTTGGAAAAATTCTATTCAGACATTTAAGGCAAGCCCAGGCGAAACATTGATATTGAAAGATAATATCACTAATCAGATATGTGCTTTTCAAGGCATTCAAAATATTCAATATCATCCTGGATCAAATGAACTAGTTCAAAATACTGTAGGTACACAAAACAATCAAATTCCTTATAGGGGTGATTTTTGTCAAGTATCTGATAATATTGAACAAAAAAAACAGCCAAAATATGTCAATGTAGGCACACGTTTTCCTGAAATTGAGTTTGAAAAGCCTAAAAATATCATTGATGTTCTTTCAAGCACGCCACGAATATGGATAGTCGGAGGTCAGGAAAGCGGGAAAACTACGATTTTGAAACATCTTGTAAGCCAATATAGAAAATGGGAAAGAGTGATTATTCTGGACACTCATGATCATATTGGGAAGTGGCCGGAAGTTCAGATAGTCGGAAAAGGCAGAAAATATCAAGAAATAAAATCAGCACTAAAATGGATACTCAGCGAAATAGACAAAAGATACAGAATTTATTCAGCTCAAAGAAATCCTCAATTCGAAACAGTCAGAATTGTTGCAGACGAATGGACAAGAATCCCTGGAAAATGCAAAGACATTATAAGTGATTTTACCGATAGTTTTTTCACAGAAGGTAGAAAAGTCGGATTCAATTTTTGCTTTGCAACTCACTCAAAAAGAACAAAATCAACAGGATTTGATGGAAGAAATGATATATTCGAACAAATAGATGCGAAAGTCAGATTGTCGAAAGTCAAATCCAAGCACAAAGCCGAGGTCGATTTTGGAGAGGGTTGGATTGAATACGATCTTCCTGGAAAATACGAAGAAGATTCAAATGATTTTGAAAGTTTTGAAAGTTTTGAAAATAGTTTGAATCCTCTTGAAAAAAGAATAATTGAAATTTTGAAGAATAATAAAGAGGTTTCGAGGACGGAATTATTTCATAAATTTCAAAATAAGATTACAAAAGATGAGCTTGATGGTTCGATACAAAAATTGATAGAATTTGATCAGGCGAAAGAAGATATGATCTATAATGGGAAAGGCAGACCAAAGAAAGTTTATATCAAAAATAATTAGTGATTTCAGATATTTGAAAAATTTTGAATTCTTTCGAAATTGTCTTGATTTTTCGAAAGAAGTATGAGATGATGTTTTATATGATAATTTAAAAAAAAGGAGAACGAAATGGGTTATTTTGTTAAAATGGTGGAAACGAAATTTGGAATTAAAAACAAAGATATTATACCGGCCTTTAAAAGCAAAATGATTTTTCTATATTGTTTAACAATGATGACGGATTCAATTTTGCATTTGTTTTTTGTTTGAATTTGAATCTTTTGGAACAGGAATAAAGATCTTGAATGAAAATAATTAAATATCAGGTTTTCATAGGCAAAGATTTGTTTGGTGAATGCACTACAAAATTAAAAGCCTATGAAAAAGCGAAATATATCCGAAATAATATAACAACGGATGAAGTTTCGGTATACAAAGTTACGAGCGAAAGAATTTTGCACAGAGGCGAGAAATGAAAAAAACAAGAGTAAGATGCGTTCCGAAAAACGGAGCAAAATTGAAAAAACACATTAAAAAATTCAGAACAAGAGAAGAGGCGCTGAGATATGTCGAGGAGCCAAATCAATATTATGATTATCAAATTATAGATGAGGATTAGGATATGATTAAAAAAATATTTATTGGATCGATTATTATTATTTCAATATTTTGTTCCGGATGTGTTGACAAAGATTATAACGACCAACCAAATGATCCGAGAAGAGATATGGTAGAGCCATGAGTAGAATTCCAGAACATTGGTCTGAAAGTGAAAGGAAATGGGTTCAATGAGACTTTCTACTGCTAAAAGCCCGTTTGTTGTAGAAAAAAAGGATGTTGAAAATTTGAAAGTTGGTGATATTGTAAAACTCGGCGATATGTTTGGTCAGAACGGAATCAGTTATTTTGATGTAACGATAGTGGAACAAACTAAAGATGGCTATGTTTCGGAATGCGGAATTGAATTTAAATCAGAACACGTTATGAAGGTTTTGAAAAATGGACAAATTGAACGATGATCCAACAAAAGAATGTGAAAATTGTTATAATAATAATTGCAAAAGCCCTATTATTGCTACTTCAGAATTTCCCCCGGATTGGGGGATTATAAGAGAATCAAAGATTGTTGGTATGAATTATTATAAATATCGTCAACAAGTTTCTTCAGATGAGTGCATAAATTATATTTCTATGCAAGAGAAAATACGGATTAATGAAATAGAAGAAGATTTGCGAAATATAACAAAAGCATAAATCAGATTGAATAAATAAAAATGCAGATGATTAAATGGATTATTTATGTATGCATTTTCTCTCTGTTTTTTGTAATCTTTATCCATTGGCTTTTTAAAGATCATAATAAAGTAGTAGAAACAATCCGGAAGGTGTTTATGTTTCAACTGACGGAATTGAATTTAAACCAGAAAATATTGTTGAAGTTTTGGAGACAGAATGAAATCATCTACATGGTTTGAGGTCGGATTTGTTGTTGGTTGCGCAATGTTTACTTTGTTTGTTGTTATTTTGGCTCAGTGTGACTATAATGAAAAAGATGTGATTTTTAACGAAGGCGAGTATGTCTTGGTTGATTATAGTGGTAATTTGGAAAAAACAAGAATAAAATCTAAAATGATAACGGATAAAACGGAATATTATGAACTTGAATATAGAGATAAAATTTTCGAGAAGAACGAATTGACAAAGATTTATAATTATAAAAAACCTCTTGAAGCAAAAAAATTGTATATTTTAAAAACAGATATTCAATCATTCATTGTTTGTGCACCAAGCCAGGATGAAGCTCAGCATTTTTTATGGAAGAAAACAGACAATGATATTTGGCTATATAATTGTTCTGTCGATGAAATTTCTACTGGAAAAGTAATCAATTTGTATGATAGGAATTAATGATAGTGCAAGCGATTAAATGGATTATTTATGTATGCATTTTCTCTCTGTTTTTTGTAATCTTTATCCATTGGCTTTTTAAAGATCATAATAAAGTAGTAGAAACAGAACCAAACGGAACAATATACGAACCGGATATGGTTGAAAAAATCGAAGTTATTGACGGAGATACATTAAAAATTTATTATAAAAACAACAACGGATGGTTTGGTGCGGATAAAGAAAATATAAGACTCCCAAGAATAGATACGGCTGAAACAAACGACAAAGAAATTGCTTATAAAAAATTAGCGTATCTTGCCAAGGCTTTTGTTACAAAATGGATAGAGGAAGCCAAACATATAAAAGTAATCAATACAAAGGCCAGAGACAAATACGGGAGACCAATGCCAGAAATAGAGATAGACGGAGAAAATTTGTCTGACAAGTTGCTTAAATTTGAGTTTGGCGGTGTCGAATGTTCACTGGCTGTTGAATATAAAGGAAAGAACAAAAATGAAGCATGGGGGAGGAAGTGATATTAAAAACAGCAAAAGAAATTGTAAAAAAAATACGAAAAGAAAAAGATTTGGAAATTGAAATTCCGGCGACAATGTGGGACAGATTTGAGAAAGATTGTGTTAAATATGTCGGCGATTGTCGGGATATTCAGGCGAAACCAGACTTTAAAAACAAGACAGTAATTTTATATAAAGATTAGAAAATGAGATATTTCGCTTGGTATCATTTTATCATTATCCCCATTGATTTTTTCATTCATCTGACATCCGCGCTTTATATTGCTTCAATTATAAATAATTATCTTGAAAACAGAAAACGAATTAATGTTATTTCAATAGAAGATGAAGAAGAAGTTTTGTTACTTCCGGAATCAATAGAGGAACAACGGATATTGAGTTTTATTGATCGGAATAATGGTCAGGTTGAAAGAAAAAAACTTTTATCGAGCTATTTGTTTGGAAAAGGAGCTGGCGCAAAAGTTTATGATCTTTATATAAATAGTTTGATTCGCAAAAATAGAATAGGGATCGAAGGCAAAAATAAAACACAGCAAAAATATTTTATAACATGAAACTTATAGAATTATCCGAAAGAACAGGAATCAAATCGAAAACTATTTGTAATATGACAAGTAAGTTGATTGAAAATGGCCATGCTCGAAAAGTGGGAGGCGGCGAAAAACAGGCAAGGTATGATTATTTTGATTCCGCTATTGAGTTTGTAACGAATAATAAATACAGAGAATATATATCATCAAGAGAGTTTGTTTCGAAATTGAAAAATTATATGAAACAAAGACGAATAACAATGAAAGATATATCTGCCAGAGGGAACATCAGTTATTATTATTTGAGAAGGGTTTTTGAAAATAAAACGAAACTGACTATTAAAATGCGGGATCGAATTTGTAAATTTGCCGATCCAAGATGTTTTACAAATATTGCCGAATTTCTTGAGATTGTCGGGATATTCAAGAACATTGAGCCTAAAAGAAAATGGGATTGTGTTTGCTATGATTCATGCCTGTTAAATGCCGCACTGTCTGATTCAATTTTCTTTTGTGATGATTGCGGGAAATATCAGTGCTCCAGGAACGAATAACGGAAAGATTTTGTGATTGTCATAATTACGAATCCTGTCTTTCTCATGCTGCTTATCAGGATTTTGATTTCAATTGCACTTGGTGCGATTGTTATGAATACGAGGAAAAACGAATCGAGAATCATGAAATTGCGGGAGCTTGGGCGTTGATTCTGGCTGTGTTCAAATATCAATCCGAAGAAATATAACCCTATACACTACTGTACATTCTTTTAAAAATATAAAAAATAATAAAAATAACACTTGACAAATCCTTTTTTGAGTGTTATATTATATTTAACAACATGAGGGAAACTTAAACAAAGGAGAATGAAAATGAAATACTCGGACGCAAATAATGTCGTAAAAGTGCAAAAAATGACCCCAAGACACCTTTTTAAGTTCAGCAAGAACATTTGGAAAAAAATGGCAAGAAGACAAAGGCGCAGAAGGGTCTGGGATGAATATAGCACCAAAAGCTGCTTTGGAGGGGAAGGTCATAGCAGCAATTGGGATTAAAATAATATTAAAATAACACTTGACAAATCCTTTTTTGAGTGTTATATTATATTTAACAACATGAGGGAAACTTAAACAATATGTCGAAATTTCGACATACCCTTAAAAACATAAAAAAGGAGAGAAAAAATGAAATATAATTTGTATATTGATGGGTTTTTTTGGCAAGAAATCGAAGGAAACAATATCGAATCAGCACTGATTCAAGCTGGGATGGATGTTGATTTTACTTTGAAGGGAAACGATTCAGGAATTATTCATTATGATGATGCTGACATTATTGGCATTGCTCGATCCGGGGGATTCCAAGATGATCAGGAATTGGAAGAATATATTTTTGCAAACGAAGTTCAATCCGTTGTATTTGAGTGGATTGGATAGACAAAAAACATATTCTATTTAATCGGAGGCGGAGTCATTCCTTTTCGCTGTCTTACCTCGCAAATAACTCCACGGTATTTCTTTTCCGCATCAAATTAGTTACTCCCCAAACAAGCGCATCAAGTCTGTTTGGGGAGTAACTCGAATCCAAAGGATCCCACTGACACATTTCGTCTTCAAGTTTCGGGAAAAAACCGATATGGTGTACTCTGTTTTGTTCGTATAACACAGAAACAGGTTCGGCACGTATTGCTTTCCCCCGACTTGCATGAACCGCTTTTACTTTTATATGCGGATCAATATTGTTTATTACTGATTTCACCATGTCGCCCCCAAAATTTGTTTCTGCCACGATATAATCCGCTTTCAATTCCCTATACAGATTTACAGCCACTTTTGCCCACGAATTCGGATCTTTTCTACATGATCGATCCGCAAGTACATAAAATTTCGATATCTGGTTATTTCCAGCCATACCAACCGCGCATATTCCGCATTCGTCCGATGTTTCTTTGTTCGTGCCGCTCGGATCAAGCGCAATCACGATTCTTCTTAGAGGAGGATGTTTGTCTTGTCTGTTGTTGTCGATATTTTCACGATTAAAAAGAGCATCCGGGTTATCTTCGAGGATTTCCGCATCTATTTCTTGTCGCCCCAATCTCGATCCCTGATAGCGTTTTATAATTCGGCTGAAAAATTGACTCGCCAAATTCGATTTATTGTCGTATGTTGTTCCGTATGTTTCTACTGTATTCGGATCAGCCAGAATTTCTTTTATTGGTTTTAATGGCCTTGGAGTTGTCGGGATCATTGTTTGCGGATTTTTTCCAAGTCGCAATCCGAATTGAAGCATATCCCAAGTTTGCTGTAGTTTTTTCCAGGCCGCAAGTTCATCACATACTGCTTTTTCATGTTGCGGACCCCTTAGTCTGTCAGGCTCTTCAGCAGAATATAGAAATATTTTTGAATTGCCAAATTGCGGAAAGCGCACGGTCAAATTTGATGATTCGTAAATCGGATTCAGATCTTGACACACGTTCAATATTCCGGATTCGCCTTCGACCATGACCCTTCTGGAATCCCCGGCAGTTGGGGATATCGCAGCCTGTCTCAGAACGCCTTGTATGATATTTTTTTTCAACCATTCACAGGCTGCTCTAGTCTTGCCACTACCTCTTCCTGCCCGAAAAAACCAATTTTGCCAATTGCCACCCGGAGGCAATTGTTCCGGTCTGGCTATGAATTCCCAGTGATTTGCAAGAATATGATTGTTTTCATGCTTCAAAAAATCAGATACAGCTTTCATCCCATATTGTTTTATTGCTTTTTCAATGATGCTTTCTGACATAATTTTCCTTTCATTTCAGTATTATAGTTCTTTTTGTGTATTCAGTCAAACAAATATAACCCTATACACTACTGTACATTCTTTTAAAAAATATAAAAAATAATAAAAATAACACTTGACAAATCCTTTTTTAGATGTTATATTATATTTAACAACATGAGGGAAACTTAAACAAAGGAGAATGAAAATGAAATACTCAGATTCGGACAATATTGTAAAAGTGCAAAAAATGACCCCAAGGCATGTTTTTAAGTTCAGCAAGAACATTTGGAAAAAAATGGCAAGAAGACAAAGGCGCAGAAGGGGCTGGGATGAATATTCCACCAAAAGCTGCTTTGGGGGAGAAGGTCATAGCAGCAATTGGGATTAGGATTGATTTAACCATAAACCGC